GCAGCTACCTCTGCGCTTTCATTTTGGAGCGATTTCGCAAGCGAAACCATGATCACCTCGTTGAGATCATGGATCTTGAATTTGAGTTGAGTAAGAAACACGACGTTATTCACGTGGGCGTCACCAAGCCTTGGCACTGGTGCGCCCCACTTCATTGGGACGAGCTTCACAAGAGGCAGCGTCAACCATCACATTGGATGGCCCGTGACGAGTTTATGGCTCGTCAGAACGAGCACCACTTCTACATCGACGAGATGGAGAACTTCTATCGCTATGTGACGATGTTCCCATCATTCATGGTCGAACCTGGTTGGGGTGCGAACGAGGTATGGGAAAATGTCCAATCAATCAACACAATGCAGCGACCAAGGTTCGCCTTGTCTTGAGGTTGTCTACACTGAGGAGTGGGCGATTGATGCACTCGATCGTTTTCTTCAGGGAGACATCAAGGGAGCGAAAACTTCGCTCACATACGCCAACATGAACATCATGAAATTGCCTCCAGGGACCTCATACGGGGACTTGGAGGCTTTTGTGCGTCTTGTTGGGGTAAAAATGTACCAGACACCAGACGAAAAGTCACCAACCACATGAAAATCGTTTCGGAAACAGAGGAAACTGCAGTGGTCATCAAACCCACAGCTCCTAAAAAGGACATCCTCACCTTCAGCACCACGCTGAGTGACGGACGCGAAATCATCATCCGTGAAATGACCGGTCGTGATCTTCTCTACATGGAGAAGGATCTCAGCAAAGCCGGTGATGTTGAGAAAGGGATGAAAATCATCGAGCGACTGAGTGTAGGGATCAATAAGATCACCTACGAGGAAGTCCTTGATCTCGGCGTTCGTGACTTCAAGAAAGTCAGTGAACTCGTCGGACAGGCGAGCGGAGCTGATGAGGACGAAGACCCAAACTGATCGTCAAGGACCAGGAAAACTTCACCTATGAGGTGTGGGTGAATGGACGCGGACCAGTCCGCTTCCGTGACCTCACACCAAAGGATTTCTACTTCATCCAGGTCCTTCAGAACGAGAAACTCTCCGACAGTGATGTCGCCATCGCGATGGTCACTCGCGTCCTTCTCGAGGAGGAGTCCCTAGAATGGCTGAGTGTCCATGAGACACGAAAAGCATTCGAATGGGTCGCCGAGAATGTTCTCGCATCGAGAGTCATGACGGTTGAATCGTGGCTTCAGACAGCATTCCACCTCTGTAAGCAGCGCTGGGATGCCTCCATCGAGTGGATGGAGACCCTTCCAGTCCCTAAGATCCTGCTGATGATTGAGATTCTCAATCAGCACATCAAGGCCGAAGAGGCCGCGATGAAGAAATCAAAGAAGCGATGATCACTTTCAAAGTGAAAAATATGCCGTCCATCAATACCAATTGGTGGCCGAAAACACAGAGGGAGTGGGCGCCCATTCTTCTCGCCGAACAGAAACCATTCTGGAAGGACGAGAGAAACCCAACAAACGGGAAGCCGTGGGCACAACTATCGCCTGACTATCGCGCGTGGAAGGATAAGAAATACCCTGGCCAGCCCATCCTTCGGGCAACTGGCCGAATGCAAGACACTGCAAAAATCGTGCCCTATCAGCAGGGTTTCAAGGTGAACACCACACCATACGGAGCCTACAACCAATTCGGCACAAGTAAAATGCCCGCGCGTCCGTGGATGGGCATTCCACCGAAAGCCCTGGCAGCACTCGGCGCCATCGCTTTCAAAAACATTTTCTTTTCAAAACGTAGGAAGTAACTATGGCTACTCGTCGCAAGCGCGCCCGTACAGCTGACGGTAAACTCGCCGGGGATAATCCCGCAACTCCTGATGTGAATGAGGCTTGGGAGGATGGAAAGACAGCCGCACAAATCAAAGCCGAAAAAGAAGCAGGAGTCGAAGTCGTCGAGGAAGCCCTCGAGGAAGCACAAGCACCTGAAGAAGCTCCCGCTGTTGAAGAACCTGCCGTGGAACCAGAGGCTCCTGTGGCGGTGGAAACGCCTGCTGCAGCGGCTCCGGTTGACACCACTGCGCTGGCCGAAATGCTTGCTGACAAGCGCAAGGATCCGGAGAAAACTGAGCAGCCGAAGGACGAGGGCCTGAAGCCCATGACTGAGGAGCGTCTCGCTGAGATTCGTGCCTCCGCCATCACCCCCGCTTCTGTCGAAAAAGCCGGTGTGGACCAAATCATCGCCGAGGCCGGCGTCGAGAAGACCCGCGGTCGTGAGATTGCCGCCCGCCTCATGTTCAACGCTCGCCGCAATGGCGGTTTCGTCTGATTGAACGATGAACATCTCGATCACCTGGAATCCGGGGGACACCTGGAGAAAACTCGGCTACTTCTACTACACGAACTCGCTCGACTTTCGCTCGGTGATCGAGCAAAATCCCCAGTGGTCCGTCACTGAGGAACCACCTGTCGGAGTCGTGCTCTCGCTTGACGTCAACAGTCAGCGAGTGCTCTCCTCCACAAACAATGACGGCTTCTTCGTCAACACGGAGAATGCTGGAGTTCTTGAGAGAATCTTTCCGTTCGAATCACTCGAAGAATATGAAGCACAGGCCAGCAAGTACAATCTGTACAGTTTGGTCAACTACAATGAGGTGAACGGCTACACGATGGACACGCCTGAAGCACTTACAGGCAATCGATAACGACCGCGCCGGAAACGGAGGATAGAGCGGGCCGTCGAAAAGCGACAGAACCTTGAGCGTGACTCTGCGGAGACCGTAGGTGGAGCTTCCCCGAGGCCACCATCACGTCTTGAGAAAAGAAGGGACTTCCGACCATATTAAAATGGCAACAATTTCTTTCGGGGGAGCCCCCGGAGTTTATATCAATGAGGTCGCCGGACAGTCGGCGACCCCCGCAATCGCGGCATTTAGCACTGTCTACATGCTGGTCGAAGTGGAGCCTGAGATTCCCACGACTCTCTTCCCCTTCAACGAGCCAGTGCAAGTCACCAACACTCGTGAGTATGTACGTCTGATCGGCGGCGCTATTCCTAGCGGCAAGATCGAACTGCTGTCCTACCAGTGCGTCGACGCTTTCTTCACACAAAGCTACGTCGGTGACCTGCGTGTGATCCGCGTTGGCACTCCCGCCAACGTGATGGAAGTGCAGCTCAACCCCTCTGGCTTCAAGACCAACGGTCTGGGTGTTTCCACCCCTCTGGAAGCTGGTGACATCGTCCATGCTCAACTGCTGATCAACGGCGCCCGCCTCGGTGAGTTCACCGCCTCCGGCACCTGGAAAGGCGTTCCCGTCGGGATCCCTGTGGACTACGTCGAGGGTAACTTCGACAATAACAAGAAGATTGCTATTGCCATTCGCGACGCAATCGCTCGCGCTGTCACCACAGACCCTAACGTCTCCGCTGGCACCATCGTCCGCGATCTGGGAGTCTGCAGTGAGCAGTTCGCCGAGTGTGCTTTCGAGTACCTCGCCGGTCGTGAGTTCAACGCTCCCATCAGTGTGGTTCCCGAGAGTGAGCCCCCGAGCGATGGTTCCTACTACGTGTTCACTCTGAACGCGTACACCGTGGGTCCCGTTATCCCCGATAGCGAGAACACCAACGAACTTGTTGCTGACTACCTGCAGTGCCTGCGCACCGCTTTCGTGGATCAAGAGGATCAGGGCTACCTGACCGCTCCTTGTGCTTTCGCCAAGTTTGGTCCCGAAGGCCGCCGTCTGGTTGGCCAAGAAATGGCTTTCCAGGCCGAGCTGAACAGCCACAAGTGGATGGCCATCGCTGATGCCGGTCCGTACAACGTGACTGACATTCTCGAGTACAATGGCTTCACTCAGCACGCCGCTGCTGCCCCGCTGAAGACCGGTCAGGATTTCCTTGTTGGCAACTCTGTCTATGAGTGGACCGCTGACAATACCGACTACGTTCAACTGCGCTACACTCCTCTGAGTGGCACTGAGAGCAACCCTGAAACGGCCGTCAACGGTTCCCAGAACCTGAACGTTCCTTTCAACAACTTCCTGTCGCTTCGCGACAATGGAATCATCTCGTTCTCGACAAGCACCACTCCCGCCTACGACCGTCCCGGTCTGCTCGACCTTCAAGGTGAAAACTGGCCTTCCACCAAGGAAGCTGGTACTCCCGTGACCCTGAGCGACTGTGTTGGTGCACTCTCCTCCTTGGAAGGCGAGACAGTGTATGTGGTTCCCACCTACCTGACCCCCTCCAACAAGACCCTCACCGGTTACGTCTACTTCGCTGAGACCTATCCTCAGGCCGTCACCGCCTACAACTGGGTCATCAGCCAAGGCGGACTCGACGGTGATGGCACTCCTCAGTACCCAGGCGTGAACACCCTGCCTCCTGGCTGTATCCCCGTGGATACTTCCTCCGGCTCCGGTGAACTCGGCGACGCCGTGACAGGCGTCACAATCACCAACCCGGGTAGTGGCTACAACGCGGGCTTCCTGCCCAGCGTCGCCTTCCCCGCTCCCGCAGCCGCTGGCGGCGTCACAGCCACTGGTAACGCCGTTCTCGGCGACACAGGCTTGGTGGACGAGGCTTCGGTGACCGTTGCTGGTTCCGGCTACACCAACACTCCAACCGTCAACGTTGTGAATGCTGGTGGTGATCCTGGTGCTGGTGCTAGCGTGACCTGCACCCTGGCAACTGTCGGTGGTAAAGTCGCCAAACTGGCTCTCACCTCCGGTGGAGCTGACTATGAGTCGACTCCGTCTGTCGGCATCACGGCTCCCGCCGCTGCTGGTGGTGTGGCTGCTACTGCCACCGCGACTCTGGCCGCGACTGGTACAGTCAAGACTCTGACTCTGGCCACCCCTGGTCAGAACTTCATCGCGACTCCCTCGGTGAGCTTCACCGGTGGTTCGTCTGCCTCCGCCTCCGCGACTCTCTCCACCACAGGTGGTCGTATCGTGGCCATCAATGCCTTCTCTGGTGGTTCGCTGTACACCGCTGTTCCGTCTGTCACCCTGCCTGGTACAACAGGCGTTGGTGCGACCTTCTCCGCCATCCTCGCCGCTTCCGGCGGTGTGGCAACTGTGGCGGTCTCCAACGGTGGATCTGGCTACACTCTGCCCCCTATCGTCTCCTTCGCTGGTGACGGTGCTAGTGCCGCCGCTACTGCAGTTCTCGCGACTGAGGGTGGCGCCGCTGTCGTGGCTTCCGCTGGTGAAGTCGCTTCTGCCCCTAGCCTGAGTGGAACCATCACCCTCGCTGGTGCTGGTGCTGAGACTGACATCGTCATCGACTATGTCATCGATGCTGGCTCTGTCGCCTCGTTTAGTGTCGGCTCCGCCGGCTCTGGCTGGACACAGGCCAACGTGAACCTGGCTCTGGCAGGCAGCTACGGTACCGTAACTGACTCCGACCCCACAAACTGGACCACTGCTCCGACACTGACTGTGACCCTCGGCTACGCCGTGGTTTCTGTCACCGTGGGAACCAACGGTCTGGGCTACACGACCGCTTCGGCTGGTTTTGCCAACGCCCCTGGTGATACCACCGGTGCAGGCGCTGTCGCAGGTGCCGTGGCGATCGGTAAAGCTGTGGCCAGCATCTCCGTGACCAACGCTGGTTCCGGATACACGGCTGCTGACCCTGTCGCACTCACCATTACTCCGGCTGGTGGAGACACCACAGGCGCTGGAGCAACTGCTACCGTGTACAAGGGATTCCCCCTGGCTTCGGTCACTCTGAACACTGGCGGTTCCGGCTACGATGAGAGCGCTTTGGTGAGCGTGATCAACGACCCCTCCGATTCCTTCGGTTCGGGTGCTGGTCTGACCTATGCCATCGGACGTGCTGTCGCTTCGGTGAGCCTGACCTCTGGCGGTTCCGGCTACGCCGCGACTGACGTGGTCTCTGTGTCCTTCACTAGCGGTAACCCCTCCGCTCCGGCCACAGCCGTTGCGACTAAGGGCTTCCCCGTGTCGGGTGTGACCATCGCCGACCGAGGCGCTGGCTATCTCACCGCACCTTCGCTGACCTTCACGGCCTCGCCGCTGGATTCGGGCAACACGATTGTTCCGGCTTCCGGCGCTACTGTGCTCGGTTTCGGCATCGTGGATGTGGAAATCACCAACGCTGGCTCCGGTTACACTGAGGCTGACATGCCTCTGACCTTGGTCTTCACCGGCGGTTCGCCACTGGTTTCCGCCGCTGGTTTCGCAACTCTGCAGACCAAAGGCACCGGCGTCCTCACCTACGAAGTTCCCGCTTGGGACCTCTATGTGGAGATCGACGGTCAGACTTCCGACCTGATCCTGAACGACAGCAATAACGTTCTCGATCTGAACACTCTGCACTTGCCTGGAACACTCCAGAATAGCACAGAGGACTATCAGTTGGCCCAGTTCACTCGGACATTCGCCGAGACTGATCTCACCAAGGAAAATCCTTCGGTGGCCAACAGCCCGGTCGTGTTCGGATGTCTCAACCACGGTCTGGTGAACGGTTCCGTCATCTACTTCACCGCTCCCATTACTAAGGCGACCGGTGGAACATTGGTGACCGCCTCGACTTCTCAGGCTTCTGTGAAGTACTACGTGAGTGTGATCAATGGCAATCAGTTCCGTCTGGCCACAACCCTGACGAACCTCAATAGCCGGATCTTCATTCAGTTCCCGACGGGCGGATTTACCGCTGGACAGACTACGCTATCCTACAGCGGACTGCTTGTCGCTCCTGAGAACACCAGCCTCTACAACAATGAGGGTGTGGTGAACATCATCCGCGGTCGTAAGTATGGTTTCAACACCTTCAACGTGTTGCCGACCTTCTATCCCGCAAACCTCGATCCCCTGACAGGACCTGCCGGTCAAGGTCTGGTTCACACACTCGGTTTCTACCGCGTGGAGAATCAACCCGACGAGAAGTACTACTCTCCCTATGGTGAGTTCGACGCCGGCATCCCGAATCCCGACAACGCTGGATTCCTGGGCGATCTGATCCTGGGTGATCAAGACACACAGAGCTTCTTCTGCACGCCTCTGGTCGCCAACGACCGTTCCGATCAGGCTTACATCACCCCGACTTACACTGACGGTGGTGGAGTTAAGCGTGTTCTGTGGGGTGCTTCCCTGTCCCTGCGTTACAATGCCTATAAGGAAGCCCCGGGCAACCTGTGGCGTTTCAACGCTGTGACATCCGAAGAGCTGGTCGACTACGGCCTGCGTGGAACCTTCAACGAAGGTGTTCCCGCATGTGTGCTGGTCGCCACCGGTATCGACGATGCTCAGAAGCTGCTCGACGACAGTCAGCAGTACTACAACCCCCGCGGTTTCATCGCCTACTACGGCCCTTATCTCAAGAACGGCTCCGGCGCTTGGATTCCTGCCAGCCCATACGTTACCGGTGTGGCCATCCGCCGCTACCGCAGCGAAGGGTTCCAGTATCCGCCCGCTGGCGTCAAGTTCCCGCTCAATGGTGTGTCCGCTGTTCAGATCCCGATCAACAGCACCCAGCAAGACATTCTCAACCCACGTGGTTGCAATGTCTGCCGCACACTGCCTGGATACGGTTCGACCGTGTTCATCTGGGGTGGCCGTACACGCATCAACCAGCAGGACGCCGAACAGCGCCAATTCCAGTTCGTGAACACTCGCGTGATCATGAACGTGGTTTATGGTTCTCTGCGTCGCGCCTTCGACAGCCAGATCTTCAACGTGATCGACGGTTTCGGCCTCGTTTACAACAAGATCATCTCCATCGGCAACAGCATCCTCAACGAGCTGTATGTCCGTGGAGCTCTGTTCGGATACCGGCCTTCTCAGGCGTTCCAGGTCATCTGCGACGAGCGCATCCAGACTTCCGCATCGCTGGAAGCTGGCATCGTTCACGCTAAGGTGTTCGTGGTTCCAGTGCCTACACTGGAGCGCATCGAAGTCGATCTCATCCGTGTCGCCATCGGCAACATGCAGAACGAGCTCGACGCAATCGGTGTCGGTCAAGACAACGCTATCTGATGAAAGGGGAATCCATGGCGAAACGAATTCTATTCAACGTCGAGGATTCCCTTCACTCGAAGCTCAAACAACGTGCGGCAATGGAGGGCGTCTCTTTGAGCGCCCTCTGCGCCCGCATTCTTGAAGAGTCCGAAGAAAGGGAACCTGAGACTCACACCGAACATCGACACGAGCTGTTCGAACCAGTCCTCTACATCTCTCTGCCGCTTGACAAACTCCGCGAGGAACTGGGAAGAGTGGCAGACGCAAAGATAGACCTCAGGGAGAAAAGCTCCCGCATGATGAAACTCAATTCTGAAATGGCCAAACGGTATCGTCGATGAGTGTTAATCCGCTTCAGCCAAGAATTCAGGGGCTGACATATCCCCTCACACTATCGAATGGCAGTCTTGCTGTCTCCGCAGATCTCGATCTCGTGAGTCAACACGTGCTTTCGGTCGTTGAAACTCGCTGGTATGAGCGAGTGATGAGAGCGAGCTATGGCACAGACGACTTCATCTTCCAAGTCATAAAGCCATCGGTCATCAACTCTCAATTTCAACAAGCCATCGAACAAGATGTTCCGGAATTGAGCGCTGTGACCGTCACTGGCGATTGGTCCGGCTCTGACAGTGGTTTATATAGAGTCATCATCACATATTACATCAACGGAGTTCCGCAACCGCAACTCTCATTCACCCTGAGCATCTAATGGCGAAACGTTTCCAAATCCCGCCCGTTCCACAGGGTGAAGTCGCTAAGTATACAACCGATCCGTACAATTTATCGTCGATCTACATGTTCGGCAGTTCCTCTCCCTTCACGGGACAGGGGAACACCATTGTCAGACCTGATGACGACCTCATCATTCAGAAGGGCGGCAACCGCGCCCTCGTCATCTACAAACGACTACTGTGGGACTCTTCAGTCCAGGCGTCGTTCATGAAACTGATGCAGGAGATCACAGCCCGAGACTGGCTCATCACCCCCGCTTCCGAAAAGCCGGGCGATCTTGCCGTCAAGGACTACGTTGAGCAGGCACTTTCCTCTCTCGACATTGACGATCTCTACAAAGGACTCGGTGAGGCGCTCGTCTGTGGATTCTCCGTCGGTGAGGTGATGTGGAAGAAGACGAAACAGGGCATCATCCCATTTGATGTTCGCATCCGCGACCAGCGTCGTTTTGTGTTCCAGGAATCGGAAGAAGCCGACACCGGTTTCACAATGCGTGTGCTGACCTTCAACCGAATGTTTGAAGGCATCGAGCTTCCCGCTCGCAAGTTCATCATTCAACGTTATTGGCTCTCGCACACTGGAGATCCCTATGGTACCGGACTGGGCAGGATTCTGTATCCGATCGTTAAGTTTCGTCGTCGTGCTATCGAGTCTTATGTTCTGTACGGCGATCGTTACGCAACGCCAACCGCGATCGCAAAAGCTCCTCTCTCAGCCTCCAATGTTGAGATCGACACTCTGTACGACCACCTCTCCAACCTGTCTCAAGAGACAGCGATGATTCTACCTGAGGGATACGAACTCGAATTCCTCAATCCGTCAGGTTCAGCTGATATCTTCATGAATCTCATCGAGTACATCGACAAGGAGATTTCCCTGTTGGTGTGTGGTGAGGATGAAGCAGGCACAGCCGAAGCTGGCTCTCGTGCTTCTTCTCAGGTGGCAAACTTGGTCCGTGTCATCCGCGCTTCCGAGCTTTCCCAGCTGATTTCACAGACTTTGAGCGACACCCTCATCCGCTGGATCGTCGATCTGAACTTCGGTGTCAATGTCGAGGCACCAACAATCAGTCGTCAATTCCGTCTCGAAGAATCCACCTTGACGATGGCTGACGTGAGCCTAATGATTCAGTCGGGCTACAAACCGAAGAAAGAATGGATTCAAAATCACTTCAAAGTTGACCTAGCCGATGAAGAGGATTTCCAAGCCGCGGCGCCTCAAGCTGAGGTCGAAGGAACTCCAGAATCTTACGATCCTGAGGCAGACGGTGATCTCTATGACAAGATCTTCGGCGGTGAAGAGAAACCCTTTGGAGATGAGAAAATAACCGAAGATGAAGCCGTTTCAGAATCATCTGACGATGATGATCTCTACAACGAAATCTTTGGTTGAGGGTAAAACTCTCTCAGTCATTCGACGGAAACTACCAGGGGAGACAAAGTTTCGCACCCCCAATAAACCCGTCGTTGTTAAGTAAGAGTCATGTTCCAAAAACGCATTCATGTGTTTATGGCTGGCGATCAAACGTCAGCTCAGGGTGTGGCCCGAAGCTTCAGTGCCAAAGACCTAGACCAGGTCGTTGCCTCCTACGATCCCCAGATTCACGAAGCACCTCTTGTGCTTGGTCATCAGGGTGACTCTGATAGTCTGCCTTCATACGGGTGGATCAAAGGCTTTGAACGTCAGGGTGATAACCTGTACGCAAACGTTGCGTTTACTGACGTAGCGAAAGACCTGGTGAAAGATGGACACTATCGAAAGGTGTCTATCTCCTTCTACTCCCCAGACTCCCAAATCAATCCGCATCCCGGAAAGTGGACCGCTCGCCATTTGGCGCTGCTTGGTGCCGCTCCCCCTGCGGTGAAAGGTTTGGAACCCTTCAATTTTGCCGAATGGGATCAGCGCGTCGGAGTCTATGACTTCGCCGTAGCCATCGATCCGATGACGGTGTTTGACAAGGACCTGGGACCAACTCTCGTTCGTGACTTGAGTCCCCTTGAAATGCTCAAGGAGAAACTTGATCTCGCCAGGGGTGAGATGCGTGCCGCTGTCGCGGACGCCGTCGGAACTCCGGAGGAACAGAAAGTGGAAGACACGTCGGCTGAGGTGGAGGAGCAAGAGGACAACGCATCCGAAATCGAAAACCCCAGCAACCCTGCAAACTTTTCCGAACGCCCACGCCGTGGGGATAACGCTCGGTCAGTCGCAGATCTTGAAGACCAGTTCCCTAAGGACGAATTCATGGAAGAACAAGGCATCAGCCGGAAAAAGAAGAAAACCCCCCACGGCCAAGTGTCGCAGGTGGTTGAGAACGTCTACAAAGAAGACGAAGACGAAATGCACACTGACCACGAAGAGCGTGGCGCCGACGCTCCCAAAATGCGGAATCCCCGCATGGAGCCCGGCAAGGTGAACTACGCCGAAGGCGGCCCTAAAGGCGGCTACAACGGCGACGACCGCTACGAAACCGCCAAGAGCGGTGAGCAGCAGGCCGATCGTTACAAAACAGGCAAGACCACTCCTGAAAAGGCCACTTTCGGCCGTGACAAGATCTCGACTGGCAAAGAGCAGCATGACGCTGGTCGTCCCCCTGCCAAGAACAATGAGATCGAAGAAGACCGTCGTAAGACCGGTCGTTATGTTGACCCTGACGATGAAGGACGGTACGACGAAATGAGTCGCGATCAAATGATGAACAACAACCAGTACGATGACGACGTGGATTACGGCGTCAACGATGCTGAAGCAGCCTCCGGCAGCAATCCTGCTGGTCGTGTCGATGGTGAGACCAAGGTCCCAACTGAGACCGAAGAGATGCCCGATGACGAGATCTTCGCCGTTGGCGTGGAGAACGTCGCTAAGGCCAAGAACGCTCGTGTGATGTACATCAAGGGCGGCGAGAAGATGCCCAAGTCTCACGGTGGTGGTATCCCTGGTTCCGTGATGGCTGACTATGCCGAGCCCCAGCCTGCTGAGGTGACTGGCAAGGAAGGCGTCTATGCCGAAGGCAAGAAAAAGCAACTCTCCGGCGAGTTCGAGGGTGGTCCTAACGAGACAACTCTGAAGTCCGGTGGAGTCTACGCTGAGCACGCTGAGTCCTACAAAGGTGAGCCCAAGTCCAGTAAGAAAGCCCTGACTCCTGGTGCTTTCGACTCCGATGAGGACGAAGAGCCCGCAGAGGTGACAGGTCCTTCCGGCGTGACCGGCGGTGCCGACCACAAGGAAATGCCCGACTTCATCAAGAAAAAGATGAAGGAGAAAGAGGAGCATATGTCCGATGATCATGCCGAGAGCAAGATGGACAAGCTTCCCCCCGCGCTGAAAAAGCGTGCGATGGAAGTGAAAGAAAAGGGTCACTTCGCCGAAGACCACAACGAAGTCGATGCTCAAGCTGGCATGCCCCGTTCCAAGAAGGACATGCTCTCGGGCGAGTTCGAAGGTGGCGTGGCTGAAGAGACAGGCCCCAGCGGTGTTAGCACCGGCTATGCCGAGCATGAGAAGGACCAGAACCCCTACTCCAAGACCGGATTCGGATCCACCTACAAAGAAGGGTGCGACTACGATGAAGATGAGATGGAAATGGGAGAGGACTGCGGCAAGAAGGGTGGCAAGAAGATGAACTACTCGGAGTCCGAGGAGTTCAGTGAGTTCTACGCCGAGCTGCAGGCCCTGAAAGCCGAGAACGCTCGCATCAAGCACGAGTACCGTGAGGCTCAGATCGCTCGTCGTCGCGATCAGATTCACAGCTTCGTCGAAGGTCTCTATGAGCAAGGCAAGATGGTGGATTCCATCATCCCCGAGAAAAAACTCATGGAGTTCGCTGAAGGTCTGGAGTTCGGCACCATGGAGTTCTCCGAAGGTGAGACCGCCACTGGCCTGCTGTTCAGCATCCTGGATCGTCTTCCCAACCTGGTGGACTTCAGCGAGTACGCTGGTGGTTCCATGAAGTTCGTGGATGAGGTGGACCTGGACCCTCACCAAAAGGCTCTCTCGATGGTAGAGAAGTCTGGCGGCGAGCTCGACTACGTCGAGGCCCTGAAGAAGGCAATGTACTCCTGAGATGGATCTTCTCTCGATGGTTGGCCTAGCCACCCGTCAGAGAGAGACCTACTACAAGCAAGCTGAGCGTCTGGCTAAAAAATATCCAGACCTCGGCAAGCTGGAGGCGAGGATGGAGGCTGAGGGTCGAGTCATCGTCAAAGGTCTTCGTGACCGACAGATGAAATTCGATGAGTACGAACGTGCTCTCGTAGACAAAACCCTCACTTCTGCTCTCGCGGCGGTCTATCTCGGAGCGGGCAGCGGTCGGCCGAAAGAAAAAATGGAGAAAGCGTGGCCGTCGATCGTCGGCGACATGCTCCCTCCTCTTAACGTCTTCCTAAAAGAAACCAAGGACTATTTAGATGATGGCACTCTCAAATACGGAGACGACTCTCTCGATTTTGCCGATCCTGATCTCAACCGAGTTTTAGACGTGGATCCCGATCTTGACCCGGATTTTCCGGAAGAGTGGATGGATACATCACCCGCTGAGCAGGCCTCCATTGAGACGACTCAGAAAAGGGCGGTCGGTAAGACCTGGCCTTCTTTGTTCGGTCGTGTTCTTCGCTACGTCTCTTCTCCCGCTTACAGTTTCTTCCAACTGGGCGTCTTTATGGACAAACAGGATGGTGGATACAAGGAGATGAGGAGAATCTCGAGACACGACCCACGCGTGTGTCCTGACTGCAAAAACTACGACGCTTCAGGATGGCAGCCTCTCGGCTCGCTTCCGATGCCCGGCAAGGGCTGTCGGTGCTATGACCGCTGCAGGTGTCGAATTGAGTACCGATAGGGGTAAAACCATTCCAACTGGTAAACCCACGTTTGCCAACATTAAAGTCCAATCGTAATTGAGACATGTTTACTTCGACTAACGCTGCTCCTGCTTACGGCAAGCAGTACATCCGTTTCGCCGAAACCTTCACCGCCGACCCTTCCGTCGCCATCGGTGAATTCCGTGCCGTGAGCGCGGGTGCCTCCATGGGCATCTGCACCCTGCCTGGCGCAACTCCTACCACCATCCTGGGTGTGAACCAAGCCTTCATCCCCCTGTTCGCTGACGCTCCTGCCAGCCCCCGTCTGGCCACTGTCGCCACATCCGGTCTGCTGCTGATCGAAGTGGATCCCGCTTCCGGCCCTATCGCCTTCAACAGCCCCCTGCTGGTGAATGCCATCGGTCAAGCTTCGGCTTCCGGCACCGCTGTTCAAGCCGACGGCACTGTGCCCACCATTCGCGATCTCATCGACATCGGTGGTCGCCGTATGGTGACAGTTTCGTTCAGCTGAGTAATCTGGTTGCTCACCGCTTGGCTACTCTTTCGGGGTGTAAGTCCAAGCGGTTGCAACCCGTTGAAATCATCTTTATAGACTTACGGAGTACTCCCTCCCATGATGAACCTAGCCCAAACCTATGCGGGCGTAGATCCTATTCTGACTACGCTGGCACAAGGTTTCATGCTCCCCTCCACCAACATCGCGAACTTCATCGCGCCTGTTGTGGATACTCCGACTCGTGCCGGCCGCATCCTGCGCTTCGGCAAAGAGCAGTTCGCCATCAACGACTTCCGTCGTGCATATGGCACCAACATCCCTTACGTTCAGACTCGTTACGATTCTGAGCCCTACGCCCTGGAACAGGAAGTGGTGGCTTGGGAACTTCCCGAAGAAGTCATCGAGAACGCCGGCGAAGGTCCTGCTCAGGTTGACCTGCGTGCGATCGAAACTCGCAACGCCATGTCCCGCCTGATGAACGCCTACGAGAAGACCGTGGCTGAAGTCGTGACCGTGACCGGTTCCTTCAACCCTTACGAGCCTTACAGCGGCGTTCCTGGTTCCCAGACCGGCCTCGGTTTCGAGACCTTCACTCAGTTTGAGACTTCCTACGGTGCCGCTGCTGGTGCTGCTCCTTGGAGCGACCCCACTTCGAACCCGATCGAAGCTGTTCTGACCCTAAAGCGTGCCGTCTCCTACCAGATCGGCATCCGCCCGAACTCGATGATCGTTGGTACTGCGATCTTCGACCAACTGCTGACCAACCAGAGCATCCTCGAGCGTATCAAGTACACCACCGCCGATTCGATCGACGTGGACATGCTTGCTCGTTACTTCGGTCTGGAGCGCGGCATCCGCGTGGCTGAGGGTCGTTATCTGGCCGAGAACGGTCAGCTGCTGCCCGTGTTCCCTGAGAACGGCGTCCTGCTGTTCTATAGCCCGAATGGTCCTTCTGACGCTGTGATGCCTGCTGGTGGTGCTAACGCCGCTACTCCGGCTTTCGCTTACACCTACCAGCTGACCGGCACCCCTGCCGTGCGTCCTGAGTACTACATCCGTGAGCGTCGCGTGGTCCGCGCTGAGATCACCGTCGAGCGCGCTGTGCACCCTGTGGGCCTTGGCACCACCGGTCTGATCGGTTCTGGCGCGATGATCACCAACATTCTGGCCTGATAAGGCTAGTTACTAAGGAGGTGATCCCATGGCTATTCTGCGCCCACTAACAAAGGCCCAGTACGAAGTTTCGTTCACCGCTGCCGGCGGACCGACCTTCACTGCGGTCTTCACCGAGTTTTCCGGAGTACAGGACTCCAGCGACTCGTCAACTTACGCCAACGGCACAGGGAACCGGATCTACCACGTTGTTGGTCCTCGTACCGCCGACGATATTACTCTCGGCGCCCCGTACGATCCAGCGATCTTCAAACCCCTCGAACAGTTTTGGATCGATTACAACTGTCAGAAGATCACCGTAACGGTGACTCCTCGCAGCTGTGACGGTCTGAACTCTGGTCCTGGTGGTGGTCAGTACATTCTTTACGAATGCCTGCTGACCAGTATCACCACCGCTGAAGTCGCTCGCGACTCCGGTGATGTGCAGACCATCGAGATCTCGATGACATGCAACTACTGGGAACGTAACTGATCCAAACCCTACACTCGGCCCTCGCTTCGGCGGGGGCTTTTTAGTGTGAGGGTAAAACCCTAACACAGAACCGAACACTTCGGATGGCGAAGACGACTTTTTCGAGCGGTGTTATTGTCACCTCTCAGTGGCTGAACGGAGCGAAACAGATATATTTTGATGGTGCAGACCTTGATTGGCACTATCCTCAACTTGGTCTCGATTCCCTCCAGTTTAGCGGGCCCAACGGTGTTGACTCCCGCTATGTGACTCTTGCTGGAGAGCAGTCGGGTTGCTACAATACACCTCCTATTTCTGGCGCTAAGACCGTCACCGGTCCTTGGAACTTCGGATACGAACAATCCGCGGGTGCCGGCTGTTTTGATTTGGGGGTTCCGGCAAACAATCCTCTCAACGCTCCTCTCTCTTTCACCACTAACTCGAAATATCAGTTTGCTGGTGGTGTTTCAAATCCCACCTTTGATCAAAAGTTCAGCTCGATGGGAGACGCGGATCTCGTCACCGTGCTGATGCTGAAGCAGCGCCTTGACAATCTCTTCATCGACAACGGGTTCTACGCCCGCGCAGACTCCACTTGCAATAACTACGCTGGCACCGCTGCCAGCAATCAGTGCCCTGTTGGTTGATAAATCATGCCTCGTTATGCTCCGTTACCGGCGGTAAACATTGACCCTCGGACCGAGGCGCAGCTTGTCAACGAGGCTGCGAAAAGGGTCTACGATTCTTCAAACGCCAAGCTGAACGATTTCAGCGCGGGCAACCCGCTGATGGCGTTGCTTGAAGGTCAAGCGTTCGCTCAGGGTGAATTCCTGTTCTGGGCAAATCAACTGCCGGAGTCGGTGCTGATCGAGTGGATCGGCCCATTCCTTGGCGCGATGCGTCGCCTTGGCACGCCATCGACCACACGTTTGAGAATTCAAATTCAGCCGCAGGGATTCCAAAGCACAATCCTGGCGGGCACCACTTTCTCCACGAATTCCAATCTCACAGGCGGAGAGTCTTTTGAATTTGTCACCTCAGAGGATCTCGTCTTTGGCGCAAATGAGTCCGTGGGTGAGGTCCCGGCGTCTTCTGTTCTGGTCGGCAGTTTCAACAATGTCGCCCCGAACACGATCACCCTGCAGTCTTCGCTTGATGTTGTTGTTGACAGTGTCACCAACCCCATCGCCGCGGTGGGTGGTTCGGACGTCGAACCCCTCGACCAGACGAAGGAACGTTTCTTCACTCTCATTCGTCGTCGGAACCCAGTATCCGCCCAAGACTGGCAAGACCTCTTTGAAGATCTCTTTGGTGCGGGCACTTTCACTGCGGTGCTGCCAAATCGTTCCTCGCAATACACATATCTTTGGTTGAATGACTACATGGCCGCCAATGGCCACATCTCATTCTTCTTCCTAAACCCAGACGGTACAGAACCCACAAACGAACAGATTCAGCGCGCTCAAAACATCGTCGATTTCTCCATGCCGCTGGAGATGCAGGGTCATGTCTATCCCATCAACCTGAGTCAAGTTCAGTATGAGATCGATCTTTCGTATGATCCATCTGCAGAGTATGCGGGTTTTCTGAAGACATTCTCGTTGGGTCTGAGAAATGATCTTTTCAGCATTCTCACCCCGGGAGCGACATTCCCGTCGAACTATGACCCATCTGTGGCGGATGTCAACTCCGCGCTGATACAAACTTTCCCGGCCGACACACGTTATTCTGAGCCAGACATTCTTGGATCTCGGGCGTACAACACCCCTCTCGGGGTCAATCCCACGTCGGTCGTATCGACAAGACTTCTCGACTTTAAAACACAACAGGAGACGTTCTCCGTCAATGACTTGTTGACCATTGGCGATCCGAACTCTCCACAAACTGAAGCAGCGTGGCCAGTCATTAAGGCCTACACACCTTATAGCTCGTCCAAAACTGCTCAAGTTCTGTACGAAAATCTCTGTATCCAAAAGATTCTGAAGTGGGCGCCAGGAGTCTACGCCCAGGGGCAGGTGTTCAGGAATCCCGACGCAGAAAACTCGCTTATTGTGGTTCTCAAGAACTTTGAGTTTTCTGATGCGTCGCTCTCTCCCACCCCGTTTATCCTCGAAGGTAAACTCAGTGCGCCAAAGGATTTTGTCGCGTGGGCGGAGGGTTCGGAGTACTATGTCAACAACAAGGGCACAAGTTTCTACGATCCGGATATCATCGCTATGGACCAGGAGTTGAATCCTGACTCCAATGGAAGATGTCAGAAACGATTCTATGAACCGGCGGGGATTGATAATCTCTACTATCGAGTGGGATGGTACTGTTTCGTTGCGACGGCAGACTTCACCCTTCAACCTTCAACAAACGACACTGTTGGAGCGCAAACAACCGGTAATGTCTCCAATATTCAAGCCACTCTCAGTATCTTAAAAAGTGGTGGAACCTACACACAGGGAAGTTGGGTGAAAACTCCATCAGTCGGTGGTGGACCCGATGAAGAGGTGGATCCATACTATTTCTATGTAGATCTCAACGCGGGTGTGATCACGAAATATGCCTATGTTGCCAAAACATTCACCTTCCTTCCGTCCGCTGGAAGAACTTTGTCGGAGAGTTTTGACGATCTGATTCAAAGCGGAATGCTTCAGACTGTGAATGTTGCCAATGCTTTGCTTTCGCAACCGCTGTTTCAGTATTCTCCGCGTTTTGCTCCACAAACTCTGATTAGCTATCGCGCTACGGCTCAATCGGAGAACGAGTACTATTTCTCGCTGACTGGCTTCACCCCAACATCGGCAGACATGACCGAGCTCGTCGATCAGGGACTTATCTCGCGAATTGACACTTCTCCCAGTATCCGTCTCGAGTTGGAGCGGCAAATCTCCCCAAGTTCGGAGAATGGCGTGGCGCAACTGTGTCCGCCCAAGCCTATGTTCGTGTTCGCGCCTGGGGACACCACACTCTTCAGACAACAGAACACCATCCTTTCGTACGTGGCGACGAGACACTTCTCACCGCTATTCACTCCCGCAGTCTACATCAGCGCGGGAATCCTTGTTCCGACCGACGTGTCGAACCAAGCGGCCATTCCATTTTTCGCATCGACTGGACTGCGGAACTTTGAAGAGCTCGTTCTCTCTGAGAATGGAAAAAATATGTTCCGCGTGACAAAATACTTCACCGCGAAATCTCCGGCCTACAACTGGGACGGGCAAGAGGTGGTCGACACTGCGCGCATTGAAGAACTCAGCGGAAAATTGCTGAGAGTCGTCAGTCTCTACAAGTGCGAGGAGCAGATCAAAGCTCCAAATGGTCCCGATACGTCGGGAATCAAACTCGGCATCACTCAGTTTTCCCTCCGCTCTAAGAATGCGCTCGGCGCAGAGAGTGTCTTTGTGTGGGAGAACACGGACTACGCGAGTGAGGTGCCGGCGCTTTCTTATGCCACTGGCGGAAAGGAGGCGTTAAATCCCGTCTCCTACGGTGATGGAACGTTAGCGTTATGAGTCAAGCCCTCACTCCAGTTCCCTCTTCCTCGGGAGTTCTCGGCATCTCCCCTCAACTCACCACAACGGTCAACCCGCAGAGGGTGAAACTGCTCTCAGAGCAGTACAAAGAGGTGAAAGGACTGCGTGTTCAGCCCACCGAGTGGAACCCCGTCGGTAGGCCGATTTACGGGCGGCTGCCCGCAGCCTCTGAGCAGTACCAGCTGGACTTCTTTGAGGAGAGCGGTCGTGGATACGTGCTCATTCCCCCGGGAAACGATCAGTTTGGCCCGGGCTCTCTGTACGTCAATCAGTCCGAAAATCGTGATGTTCTCCTTATCGAGGACGGCGTTGTCGTGTGGGAAGAGGGAACGACTCCCATCTACAAAACTTTCGTGGATTTTCGGGAGGTGGGAGTTGCAGACGGGCGATATCTCATCTGCTATCAGCTCATTTATGATGACGAGCCGCAACCGCTGCCATTTCAGGTAGAGGACTACTGCCTCGCCGGACTGAACTTCAATGTGGATGACAGTGCTTCGGCCAGTTTTAGAAGGAGCGATGATGTCGCGGACCCGTGGCCGTTTCCTGGGATTAATCTGTTCGCACAAGCCACAGACGGACTGGGCTGGCAGAACTTCATTGATCTCGTCAATCGCACTCCGGGCGCTCAGGCGGGCATTTTGCCCGGAATGCCAGACTACGAGCAACCCACTGACAGCTGGGTCGAGTGGGAGTCGGTTCTCCCCTGGAAGTTGGACACCATCAAGATTCGCACAGAACTGACGGAGAACGTGCCGCCATGTTCATTGAGCGTCGCCTCCTCAGAAGTGGGTGTACGGTGGAAACTTGTCCAGCAACAACAGGCGAAGAGAGACAGTGAGGGATTCTACTGGGAATTTCAGACGGATCTTGTGCCACAGAAAAGGTGGAGACTGGACTGGGGCTTCAACGTTCGCACCAGTGCATCCCAACTCACCGTGTCCGGACTGCTCTACATTCCCACAAGACCGACCGCTCCGCGGCCTCGTGCGCAACTCGCGATCTATCCGACGAATCTCGTCCCCGAGAACGTGTCACTTTGCCGTCTTGCCATCGTCAGTGTCGATAACTATCAGATTCCCTACAAGCCCAATGGCGAGCTTTTCAAAGATGACATTCGGGAGATCGTAAATCGGGACTACGAGCCCATCGCCGACTGGCTGACAGTCTATTGGGACGAGCAGCTGATCAATCTGTGGGAGGAAGTAAGAAACTTCACACCTCGCTATCTCGCCCCTCCCACCCTTCTTCGGACATCATACGAAGGCCTGGAGTTGTATGGCGTAGACGTCAACTCCGACCCTCTGCCCTATCCGCCGCCGCCGCTGTTGCCGCCTGCCACCCTCATTGTGGGAGCTTCTGTGTTGCTCTATCCGCCACTTCCCGAAAATACTTCACTCACTGGGGCTACTGTGTCGCTCTTCACTCAACCAGGCAACCCAGCGATCACCGAGATCACGCTTGAGGTTATGAACCCATGAGAATCGTAAATATCTCAGTGAACGCCACGGAAGCGACCTACCCTCAGAGAATTGCCATCACGGTGGTTTGGGACCAGGCATTTGTCAGTTATGAGATCAAAAACTTGATTTTCGAGACTGAGCGAGAGCCCGGAATTACAATTACGGGCTATAACCCCGTTGAAGGTACAGCGCCGACCCCCTCTAGAGTGTTTTTAGGGCAGACGCTCATTCAACAAAAAGACATCAAGGTTCTCGACCCCTACACGATACAGTTTTCATTTACTGTGTCACCTTTCATGGTGGGAACTCTTCGTGTTTCCAGACAGTCGTGGAATAAACCGCTGGTCTTGAAGGTTGTCAATGCGGCAGGTGTGGAGGGGGACTGGACACCATTTTTGGCCTCAAGTGTATTTAGTAACGTTAAGTGTTTGACGTATTATCCCTACTTTCAGTCAAACACCACAAGTATCAGTCCCGCACCTACTATAAACGGATTGCCTACACTCCGCTCTAACTGGGCTTGTGGCGGTCCCGGGTCTGTAACTTACAACTACCCCGGAACAGACATTAAAATCAGCGACACCTCTGACTTCACTCCTCGCCCGATTGTGCCTTGGGACGGGGGTAACTTCTGGTGGTGGACGGCGGGAGGTGCCAGTTATTGGCAAAACCCCTTTATCTACCCGTTCTTCCAAAAATACTACAGCAGCAATGACACTCGTACCTGTTCTGGACCACAGGCTTACAACTTTGCTGGCCTAGGTGGGCAAGACATCACCACTACTCAACTCCCCACTTATTTGGCACCGATTAACTACGAGACGGCGTACAATAGCTACGGCAGCAGATTGGCTTCCAACACTTTTGGTGGAACCGCCGCTCAGGACCACGCTTACAATCCTTGTCCTTATTATGGCCCAGCCACCACGGCCACGGGTGCGGGTCAAAATTCGGCTATAGGCCGTTTTGAGGGCTGGATTTTGGCAAACCCTGCCAATGGAGATCCACTCAAGAACATGCCATCGACATGGACCAATCAAAGGCCGTCGTCAGCTAACCTTAACTGCCTAGCCCCATGGAGATTGGCAAAAGATACAGACCCCGTCCCAATGCTAATTCAAGTCTATTTCCAGCTCAACTGGATTTACACCACCACCCCACTTCCTTAAATTGATGGCCAATCTCATCTCCACAACAGTAACGGCACCCCAGCTTGGTTCATGGCCCCAGGTCATGACTATTGTGCAGGAGTTTGACCATCCCGTCATCGTCACCGAGGATTTCAAACTCATTTTCTACACCAAAAACACCAGCAATCCAAACGAGATTTTTGGGCAGATGGCCGCAAAGCCTGTTCAGTTTGTCCCCACACAGTTGAGCTACACAATGCAGGTCACCCCATTTGGTGACGGTGCGCTCGGAGTTTTTGAACGGGTGGGCGGTGCTCAGGACATCTACGGCAACCCGGTTGACTTCAAAATTGGCGAAGATTTCGAAATCTACAACACAACAATTCGCCCATATTTCTCCAACCCAGAAGTCAGGGACGATGGTTGGGAAATCGGTCGGATCGTTCCTCCTGGCGCAATCTGTCCAGGAAATGTCGCCCCGCAGGTCGGTCTGAAAGTCGGTCCCTGGGAGAATAATATGGAGATCCCGGATCAGATGTGGGCGGGCGGAAACTTCTACATCTGGTGCAACTACACTTGGAAACCCAACCGTGAGAGTGAGGGAATCCCCTTCGTTTGGGAGCCGCCTTTCTACTATTCCTTCAGCCAGTTTGGAATACCCTTCATTCAGACCATCACTCCGCTCTTCCCACCGTATCCTCTCCCGGCTCCATCCATTCTCAACAACGTTATCTCATCAGGCACTCAAACCGGCTGGGACACTTGCGGAGGTTGGGTTCAAGAATATCCACGATGGAGGGGACGAGTGCAAATGTGGGTCTTCGGCAATGATGTCTTCGCGGACGGTGTAGTCCCCTGGAACTTCCCAGGTGTGGCAAACCCGACAGGAGACCTCTCTCCCCAAGCCCAATTTGGTTTCCCGGCCGACGCTCAGCTTCAAATTTACAAAGAATTCCCGTTCTTCTACTACTAACACCTGATGGCCAAACCCATATTCAATCCGGTTCAATTTGAGCTCAGAAATGAGCTGCCTTCGGTAGTGTCAGCTGAGCAATTCGCTCAGATTTCACAGGTTGCCGAAAGAGTCAATGTCCAATTGAATTGGGTCGCGCAGATTCTTGGGTGGAGTGGTGATAACTATTGGACGGATCTCCCAACAACGGTCGCCCAGAAAAGGGCACTTCTTGGCGGAACATTCGGTGTTTATAACAGCTACACGCTTCTGCGACTGAGGGAAGTCCGCTCGTGGGAGCCTGCGCTTATCACGGACAAGAAGCCCAATATCAAAGTCGGTCAGCGCGTGATCATCGGTGATCAGCAGGCATATATCTACGACCTCACAGAGGGGGCGGATTTCCTCTCGTTGAACATCGGTGAGATCTCATCCGAAATCCTCTCGCTGCTCGAACTCGGCGCAGCGGTCAAAGTAGATTGTGCCGAGAACCGCCCATTTCCCTTCTACCGCCCTGAGCCGCTTGCGAGTGGTGATGCCGATTTTCGTTGTTCGACCGGCAATCTGACTCGAGCCACACAATTCTACGACTACTACGATCTCATCGTCAGTCCGTTTAGTCAGAACGACACTCTTCTCGATTACGTCCAACTCAATCTCTACGGCGGATCATACTACTATTTCGATCGTGCCGTTTACCTGTCGGTAGACCAGAACAATTTCACCCCTTGGGTGGAATGTCAGTGGGTGGAGTCCAAAGGTCTGTGGCAACTGTATGTTCCACCGGAAGCGATTGGGAACAGGGTGGAACTCGTGTGGGCGTACGCCGCACAGATCAAACGTTCAATTGCGTCAAAGCAAGTTCAGATCGTCGAGTGGACAGACCCTTCCGACTGGGGTGAAGCGGGGGCTGGCTTCAATCCGGTCACTGACGTCTACAACATTGAGAGATCGTATAACGTTGCTGGTCTGAACTTCAGTCTAGGCACGTATCTCCACCTGGGCGATCTTCCTCCCGCTAACACCAATCCTCTGTGGTATGACGCTGGAGTGAACTCGTTGTACGCCAACATCGGCGACCAGTGGGTTCAAACTGGCACCGCGACGGCGTTCATAAGTCTTCAAAATCAGGCAGCACCACCGCCATACACGTATGACATCAAGCCGGGCACAATCTGGCAGTCACCGGAAGGTCGTGTGTTTATCTGGGATGCGGGAGATAGCCCAGACGAGTTCTACTACTTCTTCCCTGACTCCTTCGCCAACGGGTTCATCTACATCAACCCGAGTTTCCAGAGTGTCGAAGGTCTTTACATCTTCAATCCGGACAACTTCTACATTCACAATCCCAACGGGGTCACCGCAGAAGGATTCGTCTTCTTCAACTGCGTGTTGGACGACGAGGGATTCTACGTAAATGACGCCGACGTCCGTCAACCGGAGTGGTACGAGATTGAGTTCTTCAACAACGCCCTTCAAACGACGGTATTCACTCCCGCCTACGCTTCGAACCTGTCTGTGCAGGTCAATGGAACCGCGGTTCCGAACATCTATCAAACAGGCGACTACAAACTGAATTGGGAGATTCGTGGTGACTTCCTGTATGTGAGTTACAGGGCGACCACGACTCAGGGAGAAACCTTCGTCCCCAGCATCACCATTCTTTCCGCATTCGGCGCCAACCCTCAGGTGATCGACATCAGTGCCGACTTCACCGGCCGAGTCGAACTCGTCACCTCGGTTCCCTACAATGAGCGTGGACCGCTCAACAACTTCCTCGGAGTGTGGGGCAACAAGGGTGGCGCTCGCCCGATGGACTTCGTCTTCGACGCCCTCGACATTCACGGTTTCGACGAACAGGAGGCACTCTATCTCGCCCCTGTCGACACTCTCATCAACTTCGACAAGCTGTTGGGATTGGTGACGGGGAACAAGTGTTACGTTGGTGATCAACCTCCGGCGAGCGCTAATGTGGGTGACTACTACTGGAACACCGAAACAGGCGCGTTCGCAGTTCTTTATCTCGATCGTGATCGTCAAGAGTTGTGGGTGGAGATCGACTATCCTACGTCGGTGTGTCAATTTGGTACTCCCGACTGTGACTATTTCCCTCTTAAACCCATTCTCTCCAACGGTTCGTGTGTCATTGACCAGGGAGATCTTTGGCAGGATCCAGAAACTCCTGGTGTTGCCATGTTCTATGAGTCACCCAACGGTGTCAATGGCTGGGTCGAAACAAACTGGAACATGGAAACTGGCATCGGCTGGGAATTCTCGCAGTCTCCAGATCCTGGACCGGACTTCTCTCAAATCGCGATCTATGTGACTGACGCCTTCGATCCCATTACATTCGGGCAACTGTACGAAACAGAGGATTTCTCCCTGTTTGTGACGGTGGAAGAACTGAATTGCGCGTTGAGATTTGAGTACAAGGCCCTGTCAGAAGCGGGCATTCAGTCGTTCCCCAAAATTTGGGTGGGACCCTCGAACAACTCCTATCCTCCCGCGCAAATCACCGAGTGGGTGTTCTCCACTGCGAAATTCTATCTCGCGCCCGCAGTTCAAAATGCCGGTGTCACACTGCGACCGTGGAAGACGCAGTCTTTGGAGGTCACCGACTCCCGCACCTTCGCCAACGACACCTACGCCAACCCGCTTCTCTCTGACCTGAATCTCGGCCCCGGAGACGAGAATTGGGACCGCTCCTTCATCCGCCTCCCGTCTGAGTATGGGCGGAATGGCGCCAAGTGGAGCAGAGCAAATTTGGTCGTTGAGGACTTCACTTACGGGGGCACAGACGGTTCTCTCAAGGACATGCGTTGTCCGACAGAAATCATCAAACCACAAATCTACGAAGAGGTCGTCTTCTACCGCCAAGATCCCGGAGTCGGAGCCGTTCTCTACAGCGAACCGTTCCTCTATTCTGACGTTGAGGGTTTCTACAACATCGACGAATACTTCGAAGATTCGCCTACTCCGTCGGGTGAGTTTGCTCCGGCGGCACTTGAATTCACGATAGACGAAAAGTACGATGAGTGGACCGAAACCTACTTGAACGAGTACGACCCACTCCACCTTCGCCAAGCACTCGACAATGGCGACTGGGATGGAGTTTATCTGGAGCCAACTGGCAATCGTGCACTGACAGGCTTCGTCCAACGTGACCTTCGGGTAAAATCGATCATACCGATAGCTGCCCCAGTTTGGGACGCCAGCATCTACAAATATCCTCCGCTTTGTCCTCAAGGACCCGAGAGCTACCTCGAAGATCCCAACAACTGCAAGGTCACCTACGCCTACTTCGCCGCCGATCTTGCCGGTGCTGAGGATGGCTTCTTCGACCAACAGAAGGACGTCGCATGGCGCGAGCCGCTGGTTGAGGATCAAACACTCTACATGCTGAACTGACATGGCCACACGTCGCCGCCGCACAACTCAACCCAAACCCGAGATGCCAGTCCAGGTGGAACCCGCCCATGAGGAAATGCTTGAGGTGGCCGCTGAGTGTGAAGCTGAGCCTGTGGTTGAAGAGGAGACAGAGGAGGTGGAACTGGAGGCTTTCCTCGCCGCCTCCCCCGCTGACACCTTCGAGGCCATTCAAAAGGTGGAAGAAGAAGCAGAAATCGAAAACTCCCCTGAGCCCGAGATTCGGTATCCAGCCCCACCGGTGGATTTCATCCCCGTTGCTCCAGTCGCGCCACCGAAACGCCGCCCGCGCTACATTCTTCGCGAAAACACCCGTCGTAGGAAAGGATGAATCAGTTCGAACCCAGACTGGAAACAAACCCCCTTCTGTTGGCTCTCGCCCACTATTCCACACAGCGTGACGCCATCGACTCCATCGCTGCTGGACCGAAGGGTTCGATTCGGGCGACCATCGTCAGTGTTGATGACCCAGAGGAAAGAGGTCGGGTCAAGGTCGTCTTCGATGACATGAACCCCGAAAAACCCCAGGTTGAGGGTTCGAACGCCTACGGAAAACGTGAAGGCGTGGAGCAGAAAAGCCAGTGGGTCGACTTCAGCCCCGCTTTCAAAGGCAAACAACCCAAAAGACTGGTGGGCAAGAGAGTCACTCTTGAAGCGACGGACGGGCAATATCAGTACGCAGTCGCTCGCGATGTCATTTGGGACGAAGGCGTTCTCAACAAAAAGACCCAGCAGCCAGATACGGGCACCATGGTCCGTCTCCCGTGTTACGAAAGCGGGGAGTTTCCAGCCGCAAGCGCCGAAAATGTGGGCCTGATGGTCATAGAATTGGGCGGGCCCATGGACTCCGACTGGTTGTGTGTCTGTCTCAAACGCGCTGGCGAATATATTTGGGTTCGCCATGTGGATTTGGCCCACGGTCACGCTGGTGAGAATGATGGCATCCAACCGAATGACACACACGGTGACGCAGAGCAACCGGTGAACGAGCAGTCCATCTGGGACTTTGTCTTTCCAACGTCGAGAGGAGCAATGCAAAAATACTCCAGGTACGGAACTGATCCTCGAGCCAACCCTCTCGGTGGCGACGCAAAATGGTATGAGCCCCCGAAATGAGTGCACCTACGAATTACTCCTTAACGTACCCCGTTCCATGTGAAGTCGAAGGAAAGTGTGGTGATTTAGAGTGTGGCGGTCCAGAGTATAATGCTCGCCCACAAATTTTCTGCCAAGACGTCACCATAAATATGAACTTGACGGTTCAGGGCTCCACGTCTTTAGGCCCGACCTCGATCCGCCCCGCTGCGATTACAGTCGGCGGTCAAACTTTTACTCCTATCGTAATCAACACGATTTCCGGTCCTCATCTAGTTTTGGCGGTGTACTGATGGCCATCCGTAAAGCGAGTCGTTACTCTCTGCAGTGGTACTACGAAGACGTTCTCGAGTATGAGGTCACGGAGTTTGCGTCAGGGTTCGCAGTGTATGACCCGGACCACTACTATCCGATGTACACATACGTGGAGGACTTCCCGCTCATAACGGAAGGCTTTCTTCAGGGTTTCTACAGCAAGGGACCAGACACTGCGGTGCCAACACAGTTTCGGTCCCTCAAGGTCAAGTTTTTTGACGAGCCGCCTGAGACAAAGCGTGAGCTCTTCAACAACGAAGTGGCCTCCATTGAATATGAAGTGCAACTGATGCCCGGCGTGGGGCTAGGCCGGCCGAAGTTGGTCACCATAGTGGGATGGCAACACACGTGGAGAGATGAGTGGCCCATTCGTCTTGGCATGAGTTATCTCACCAACTGTTTGTTTAGACCCGGCACTGGAGCGGGCACTGTCTTCCGTGTGATAAAGGATCCGATCGCTTTCTGGCAGTCTGAACGTTTCCTACCAGTTGGCGGACATGATGATCCATACCTGACAACCACTCCGGAGTGGATTCCCTGAGGGTAAAACACCTCAAAGAAGAAGTGTGGCCGTGCTCACTCCACAAGTTAGTCAGATCGAGGTCACTAACCAACGCACCATAATCATATACTTTACCGAGCCTCTCGACACAAACGTGGTGGTCCCGATCCAAAGTTGGACGGTCAACTACGGTCAAGTCGTGATCTCCACCATGCTTTACTCGAGCGACACCGTTGTCGCTCTTGGTCTGGCAGAAAATCTCAGTCAGTTGGATGAGGTGTTCGTATCTTACGACCCGCCGAATGACTTGAACGTGTGTCTGCGCGGACCGACTCCCGCTGGTGCGACGGCGACCACCATCAAACGGGCCTCGGTCAGGGCGTTTCATCGTGTTCCGGCGACGAACAAGGTCTCCTACAGTGAGGAGGCCAATGGCTGGGTGCAGCAGTCAAACCTGGGCCACACCATCGGCGGCTACGGTTTTCCCTTCCAGAATCGCAACGCGGACCCACGCAACGCCACTCCCGATGATTTCATCATGGCGTTCGGTCTCAAGGAGGCCATCCAACTCACAAACATCGATGACGCCGCGGCGATCAACGTCAACAACGCCAAACTCTGGATGGCGATTCAGGACGCGAATTCACTGATCGACTCCCACATCGAACAGGCGGGAAAGGCGGGTCAAGTCGTCATCTCCTCAAACAGGAAACGCACCGCTCTCATTATCGCTCGGTACTATCTCGACACGGTCCGCCGTCGTGAGGATGTCTACCGCGACTATGAAAACTGTCTGAAGTTGTTGGATGCGCAGATGCGCATGACCAACATCCGCGCCGGAAACCAAGACTCGGCGATCGACACTCCGCGTGGGATTATGCGCTCTTGGCGCGTCCCTCAGCGCTACAATGGAGTGTCTGGCAAAGGATTCAGTGGCTGGCAAACCGACGCAGCGGGCGACCTCGCACCTGACTATCGCATCGGGTGGGGCGCCATCGGCCAGAACAATGACGAACCAAACTACTCTGGCTCCGGATGGGGCGATCCATACTCCATGGAGCGTCTCGACGGAAACTCCAACGTCACACTCCAGCCCACCGATGGTGGTGGATGGAGACTGTCTGGTTCCGACCAGACTTTCGGCGGACCAGGCTCGTGGTACGGAGGCACTCCGAACAACACCAACGGTCCGGTCTTCTATGATGATCAGCCCCGCTGCCCAGAGTAGCGGAATATCGTGGCGAAACAAGACAAAAAGCCGCTCGAGGTTGGAAACGAGTAAGCAAGAGCCAACCCCTGTTAAACTCTCTACTGAGATGGGTCATGTAACATGGCATTGAATTTCCCCGCAAATCCGCAGATTGGGGATACTTACCTCTACAAAGGCGTATCCTACATCTTCAACGGTTACGGGTGGGCACCACAAGCACTTCCAACTCCGGACGACGCTCCGGTGTACGTGTCTGACTGTCCGCCTAACCGCCCCAAACAGGGTGACCTCTGGTACCAAGCCAGCACTGGAACCTTATGGCTTTATTATGTGGACACCGGAGGCGGCCAGTGGGTCACCACGATGCCACTCCCGAATGGTGTTCTGACTGAGGCTGGAGGATGGACCGTCGTTGGTCCGGCTTATTTCTCCGCCCCGATTCTCGAGAACAATCAGCCTGTGACTTTGGGCTTTTTCCTCGACCACACCATCAGCGACCTTGGCGGAACCGTCAACGGTCCACTCTTCCTGACTGCCCCAATCAATCCCAACGCTCTTCAACAAGCGATCAACGTCGGCTTCGTTAAGAACATGGTTCGCGCCGGCAATGGCGTAGAGATTGATCCGGCCACACAGTTTGTTACAAATGTCGATTGCGGCTCCTTTGTTCCTGCCTAATCCATGACTATCTCGTTCCAACAACTCCGCTCCGCTATCCCCGGAGCCCAGCCTTCCCAACTCGATCCAGGTCAGGTTGCGTTTAACGTCTCTGACGGTACCATGTATCTTGGTACGGGCTCGGACACCCGTATTGATTTCTCCGGCACAGTCGTCACCCCGAATCCCCCCGCTGGTAAGGGCTGGGTTCAGGTGCTGCTTGAGCGCACTGCTCTGAACGACTTCTTTGTCGCTAATCCCGAGGCTGAGGGTCGTCCCGCTCCGACCAATGAGCAAGTGTTGACCTACAACGCCGCTCTTGGAGTGGCCGAGTGGCAGGACGCCGGCACCGGTTTCTCCTATCAGACAGACAACGCCGCTGTTTCCGCAGCTCCGGGTGCCACAACGAGCCAGAAGATTTCTTCCGCTATCGGCAGCCCTTCCTACATCGGGCGCAACGCCACCTGCATCGTTCAAGGTGCTCCAGGCACCACCTACGAAGGCCTCTACATCTACAGCGGAACCGAGTGGCTGTTCGGCGCTCACTTCGCCTTCAACACTTCGGACCAGGTGCCTGCCACCAACCCGATGACTTTGACCGCAGCCTCCACACAGGCTGTGCTCAGTGCCCTCAAGCTCGTCGATGACGGTCTGCAGTCCCAGATCACTTCGAATGATGGCGACATCGCCACTCTCCAAGGCGAGATGGCGCAGGCCCAGACTGACATCAACGATCTCGAAATCAACAAGCTGAACAAAGCTTCCAACACACCAATCGCGGGCCAGATCCTCAGTTTTGACGGCACTGGCCAACTGTGGGTGGATGACGCCCAGGGTGACGTGACCGGAGTGACCGGAACGTCCCCCATCACCGTCGACAACACTGATCCCCAGACTCCAGTCGTCGGCATCAACGCCGCCTCGACTTCCGCTCCTGGCGCTGTTCAACTGAGCACAGCCCTGGACAGCACTTCAATCACTCAAGCCACCACTCCGTTCGCCATCAAGGCGGTCAACGACGTGGCTGTGGCAGCCATCCCCCGTGCTTCCTACACGGCTGAGGGTGACATCCTCGTCGGCACTGGCGCCGGCACATTCGGCCCTCTCGGTGTTGGCTCTGACGGCCAAGTTCTAACGGTGGTCTCAGGCACACCCGCCTGGACCGATGACGCCCCTGGCGACGTGACATCTGTCACAGGAACCGCTCCAATCACAGTCGACAACACCGATCCCCAGACCCCGATCGTCGGTGTCAACCTCGCAACCACAGCCGCTCCCGGTGTGGTCCAGGTCGAGCTGACCGGCAACCTGACTCTCGTCGCCGGTGTCATCAACGTCCCCGACGCTTCGACAACGGTCAAGGGTGCGGTCTCCCTCAACAATACTCTCAGCTCCAGCTCCACCACTCAAGCCCTGACTGCTGCCCAAGGTGCGGTGCTTCAGGGACAGATCGACGCGCTGACGATCGCCGCCAACACGACACTGGCCGGTGGTTGGGACGCTCTCAACGGTGTGGTCGACGGTGTGACCGCCGCCGGTCTCGCCGCCGGTTTTGTCAATGGTGACCCACTGCCTCCAGCTGATCCCTCAAACGAAGACTACTACCTCGTCTGCGTGGTCTCCGGTCCAAACCCGAGCGCCATGGAGAATGGCGACTGGCTGCTTTCCGACGGCACCAACTGGTTGGTCCTCGGAGTTGGAGCCCGTCCTCCACAGGCGACCTACGACCAACAAGGCATCGTCCAACTGGCTGACGCTGCCGCGGTCCTTGCTGGCACATCCGACACCACAGCGATCACTCCTCAGGCTCTGCAGGACAACGTGATCGATGCGGTCAACGTGACCAACAGCAGCCAAATCGCTTCCGCCACTGCTGTCAAGACCGCCTACGACGCCGGCGTTCAGGGTCAGACCGACGCCGCCGCTGCTTTGGCCGTGGCAAATGCCTCTCTGCCGAAAGCTGGCGGCACGATGACGGGCACGATCACCGCCCAAAACGTCAACGTTCAAGGCACCTACTCGCTGCAGTTCGCAGGTGGTGTCAACGGCTCCCTTAACGCTGTCACCGACGCGACGAACGTCACCTCCAGCACCACTGCCGCTTCTGCGACTGCGGTCAAGGCCGCCTACGACGCCGGTATTCAAGGTCAGACGGATGCTGCTGCTGCCCAGACTGATGCAGATCAAGCTCTGATCGACGCTGCCGCCGCTCAGTCGACCGCCGATCAGGCGATTATCGACGCTGCTGCTGCCCAGTCCACAGCAGATGCTGCCATTCCCGACGCGACCTTCACGACTGCTGGTGAACTGCTCTACGGAACTGGCGCTGGCACCTATGATGTTCTGCCGATCGGCACAAACGGTCAGTCGCTGATCGTCTCCGCCGGGGAGATCGCATGGGGCGCTTCTCTGTCTGGCTACACCAACACCGCCACACCATTCAACACCGCTCTGGGTGGCAACGCTGGTGACTCAATCACCAGTGGAACAGGCAATACTTCAATCGGTTACAATGCTGGAACAGCTGTTACAACCGGTGTAAGCAATACTCTTGTTGGTGCAAACGCCGGTGACTCTATCACCAACGGTGGAGCCAACACAGCTCTTGGCTTCAACGCCCTTGCCGGCGTCACAAGCGGTGGTACCAACGTAGCCGTCGGTGCTGGGTCGCTACAATCTACCACATCAGGCTCGAACCTTGTTGCGGTTGGTTTCCAAGCTCTTGCTGCTAACTCATCGGGTCTTCGTAACACCGCAGTGGGGACCAGTGCGGGTCAAGCTGTTACCACTAGTTCCGACAACACTTACATCGGCTTCGCCGCTGGCGACACTGCCACAGGCAGCAACAACACTCTCGTCGGTTCAAATGCTGGCTCAGCTCTAACACTGGGTGGCACTAACATCCTCATCGGTGCCAACGCTGGTGACGTCATCACAACTGGCTTCAATAACACCATCATCGGCGATGTGAACGGCTCCGCCGCCCTCACCGACACCGTCATCCTCGCCGCCGGAAGCACTGTCAAGTTCCAGGCAAATACCTCTGGTGCTTGGTCCCCCGATGGTACCAACTTCGGTACTGCCGGTCAAGTCCTGACCTCAGGAGGAAGTGGAGCCGTTCCAACTTGGACGACTCCTCAGATCGGTGACATCACTGCCGTGACCGCCGGCACTGGCCTCACCGGTGGTGGCACTTCCGGTGATGTGACCCTGTCACTCGACAGTTCTGCCGTCATCGCTCCTTCCCTGCTGACCGCGACCGGTGACATCATCTACGCCTCCGCTGCGAGCACTGCTGCCGCTCTGCCTATCGGCTCCGCCGGTCAAGTTCTGACAGTCGCCGCTGGCGTCCCGACTTGGGCCGCTCCCGCAGCTCCTCTGTCTGGCTACACCTGCACAGCCACTCCGTTCAACACGGCCCTTGGTGGAAATGCTGGTAACAGTATCACGAGTGGCGTTAACAATACCGCTCTGGGATACAACGCTGGAACGGCAATCACCGCTGGCAATAACAACACTTATGTTGGCTTCGGCTCAGGTGACGCCGCCACATCCGGCGACAATAACACTGGATTGGGCTCCAACGCCCTTGGTGCTGGTGGAACTAACAATAACACTGGTTTGGGAGCCAATACGGGTGCCGCACTGACCACGGGCGGAGGAAACACCTTCGTCGGGGCGAATGCTGGTGACGCTGCTACTACAGCTGACAACACGGTCGCCGTCGGTTTGAATGCCCTCGGTGGTGTCGCCACTGCTCCGGGATCCGTGGCCATCGGTGCAAACACACTCGCTGTTGCGACAAGTGGTGGGTGCAACGTCGCTGTTGGTTTCAACGCTGGTACCGCAGTTACTAATGGATCGGTCAACACCTTCGTTGGCGGTCTTGCTGGTGACTCTGTAACCTCGGGCGCCAACAACGTTGCCATCGGCTTCAATGCCCTGACCACAGCTACCACCAGTGGTAACAACGTCGCCGTTGGTAACAACGCCCTCACTGCCTCCACTGCCGCCAACCTCGTGGCTGTCGGCCACAACGCACTCCAAGCCAACACCACTGGAACCGCCAACACCGCCCTCGGCTACACCGCTCTCAGCCTCAACATCACCGGTTCGCAGAGCACAGCAGTTGGTTTCGGTGCTGGACAGAACGTGTCTGGAAACGCTAACACGCTCATCGGCTACAACGCCGGTAATAACATCACGACTGGAACCACCAACACCATCGTTGGCTCCTACGCCGGAACCACAACCCTGAGCAACAACCTCGTTCTTGCCGCTGGTTCGACCATCAAGCTGCAGGTGAACGAGAACGGTGCCGTGGGTGTTGGCTCCACCCCGAGCTACGGTACTTCTGGTCAGGTCCTCACATCTGCTGGAACTGGTGGCGCTCCCACTTGGTCCACACCTCAGACACTTTCAACTGCCACCACAAAGGCCACAGTCGCCGCCACGCCACTCGACCTCCTCAGCTTCTCCGGCGCGATTCGCATGGGCACGCTGACCGTGATGCTGACAGACAACTCCACGAACGTCGCATGGGCGAACATCACCATCGCCTCTGACAGCGGAGTCGGATCCAGCATCATCACTTCTTCGACTGGAACATTCGGTTTCTTCACACTTGAGACCAACGCAGGCAACGACACCCTTGTGACCTTCACCCCGTCCGTGTCACTGGCCACTGTAAACGCTGTTTACAAGTACACCGCCTCCTTCGGCTCCCAGCCCACCGTTCTCTGAATCTGACCCTCGCTAATCATGTCCGAATCTTTCTACATTGGTGACGTTTTTATTCAGAACGGCTCCACCATCGCCATCGCCAACCTGCCGGCCTCCTCGACTTCGGGGGCTGGTATCGTACAACTCAACGACACTACTAGTAGCACTTCCACATCCGAAGCCGCCACGGCCAACGCAGTAAAAGCCGCCTACGACTTAGCGGCAAGTGCCGGAGCCGCGGCCACGCCCACAGCGCTTGGCACCGTATATGGCCTTTGGGATGCGCCCAAAGACAATCTAAGTTATGGCTTATGCGCACTGAGATCTGCAACTACTGGATCCTCCCTGAATAGCGCATTTGGTTCTTGCACCCTTTGCGCCGTGACATCGGGCCAACGTAACACAGCCTATGGGGCCAACACGGGCAAGGCTATTCAAACCGGCGCTCGCAACACCTTGGTGGGAGCTTTCGTTGGAGGAGCTTTAGTCACATCCTGTGACAACACGTTCGTCGGAGCCACAGCCGGTTTCGCTAACACTGGCGGATGCAACACGTTTATCGGAAGCGGCGCTGGTGATACGACCGTGGCGACTTCCTGCGGCGTGGCTATTGGATGGAATGCTCTCGGTGCGGCTCATAACCAAAGCGGAACGACTGCCGTCGGCGCTTGTGCCCTGCTCGCTGTGACCACGGGTCTGGGCAACGTGGCCTTGGGCTTCCAGGCGGGCGACTCCGTAACTACTGGTGGTGGCAACACCTTCCTCGGTTACACCACTGGCGACGCTGTTACAACTGGAAGCAACAACACCATCATCGGTGACATTTCCGGTACAGCGGCCCTTGCCGACAACCTTATCCTGGCCGCCGGTACAACCATCAAACTGCAGGTCAACGAGAACGGTGCCGTGGGTGTCGGTACGACCCCGTCCTACGGAACCAACGGTCAGATCCTGATGTCGACAGGCACTGGATCCGCTCCTGCTTGGACAGGCTCCGCCGCCCTGCTGCCGAACTACGGTTCCTTCCTCAGCACAGTTCCTCAGAACAACCTAGACACCACCAACGGAAACGCAGTCACCTACAACACCACGACTGAGAGCCGCAACGTCAGCATCGTTGACGGAACCAAGCTCACAGTGGCCTCCGCTGGAACCTACAACATCCAGTTCTCGATGCAGGTGACGAAGACGGACGCAGGTAGCGACGACATCAACATCTGGTTCAAGAAGAACGGTGTCAACGTCGACAACTCGGCATCGAACATCACCCTGGTCGGTAACAACACTCCCCAGCTCGCCACTGTCAACTTCATCATGACCCTGGCCGCTGGTGATTTCATCGAGATCTGGTGGTGGTCGCTTGACACCGACGTCCAACTGCTCGCAGAGAACGCTGTCGCTCCGTACCCCGCCATCCCGTCCATCATCACGACCGTCGTCCCCGTCGGCGCCTGATGACCAAGGGGGAGGTTTCGGCCTCCCCTCTTTCACTATACTAAGACAAACCCTCGGTCTCCATGTCTAAAAAATACAGCATCTTCCAGATCAACGGTGGCCTCGGCAAGCACATCGCTGCGACAGCGGTAGCCAAGGCCATCAAAAACAACCACCCTGACCGGGAGCTCGTGGTCGTCTGTGCGTGGCCGGAGCTCTGGGCAAACCTGCCTTTCGTCTACCGAGTGTATCCGCTTGGCCAGACACAGTATTTCTACGAAGAGTTTGTCGAAGATAAAGACTCGCTGATTTTCGCCCAAGAGCCATATTTCACCACTACCCACGTCAACAAGACTCACTCCCTCGTCGAGTCCTGGTGCAAGACTCTCGGTCTCGAGTACAACGGGGAGAAGCCCTCTCTGAAAATCAACCCAGAGCAGCGCAAGGCGATCAAGAATTTCTACGAGCCGAAGTTCGAAGGTAAGCCATTCCTGCTGATCCACACCAATGGTGGACTCTACAGTAACGAGCGTCCCTACAGCTGGGCTCGCGACATGCCTTTCGATGTGGCCTGCAAAGTGGCGGATCACTTCCGTGACACACACTTCATCATGCAGATCACTCGGCAGAATTCTGAGAAGATCCCCGATGTTTTCGTGCGCAGTGAGCCTCTGAGCAACACGGAACTCGTTGGTCTTCTGGAACTGACCGACAAACGCCTCCTGATCGACTCCTCACTCCAACACGCCGCTGCCGCATTTGAGCTGCCTAGCACTGTTCTGTGGAATGCGACATCTTCGGTGATTTTCGGTCACGGTCTCCACACGAACATCCAAGCCAAACAGAAGCCGAAGCGTTCGCTGCCGGGTTCGTACCTCTTCGACTATCAATTCGACGGGAACGAGAACGAGTTTCCGTACGAAGAGGAGGATCTGGGAGATCTCTTCAACGTCGACGAAATTGTCGAATCCCTGGGAGGGTAAAACACCTTCATCTGGGTCTGTTTGATAATGCCCAACTTCACTTTCATCGTACCGCCCTCTCCTCAATATCCTGGCAGCACACCGCTCCCCGACCGCATCCTGAATTCTGAGGATGCCCCGGATATTTACACAACTACGGGCCCCCTGCCCCTGGAGAATGGGCTTGTTGTAACAACAGACTCTATTGCTCTGGATCCAAACTACGTCACCGAAGGAACATTTGATTGTGGCGTCTTTGGTTCGCAGGGCTGATAGATGTCATTATCCGTACAGCAAACCCGATCGTCCGTCCCCGGCGAGTCCCCCGAAGGACTGTTGCCTGGGCAACTCGCCTTCAACTTGGCGGACAACATTCTGTTTCTCGGAAACGGCAGCGACGAAAGGACCGACATAGGCGGAAATCCCGTTCTCCCTCCCCCTCCCGCCGGTCAAGGTTGGGTCTCCTTCTTGCTGGCCGGGGGAGGCGGCGGTGGATCGGTGAACATCGTTCAGGGAGCCGCTCCTATCCAGGTCACAGGTTCAGTCAGCACCCCTGTGGTGTCGATTGATGCCGCCTCAGTGTCGAATGCGGGTGCAGTTCAACTCGCCGATTCGACCTCAAGCACTTCCACCACACTGGCGGCCACAGCAAATGCTGTGCGCTCCGCCTACAACTTAGCATTTCAAGCGGACAACACCGCCATCACGGCTCAGACACTGGCGAACACCGCTCAGGTGACAGCGAATGCCGCGCTGCCTAAAGCAGGCGGCACGATGACTGGAAATATCTCTTTCAAAGCGGGACAAACATTCCCCGGCGTGGTCACCAGTGTTTCCGCGACAGGCGGCTCCGCCATCACGGTTGACAACGCTGACCCGACTCAGCCCGCTGTGGGTGTTTCAGCGGCGAGCACTTCCGCTCCCGGTGTTGTCCAACTGAACAACACGACCACGAGCACTTCTACAACGGAAGCCTTGACAGCGGCCCGAGGCAAGGCCCTTCAGGACCAGATCAACGTTCTCTCATTCACCACCAACCTCACCTTCGCCGGCACGTTCGACGCGAACACCGGACTGGTGGATGGTGTGACCCCACAGGGAACCAGTGAGGGTTTTGTTGTCGGTGACCCACTCCCGGCGGCAGCGGTTGCCAATGACGGATATTTTGTCATCGTTGACGTTGCCGGAAGCACAGGACCAGCCGGAACTCCTCCCTACACCGTGGGTGACTGGTTCGTTTCGGACGGAGTTGCGTGGCAGTTCCTGAACGTCGGTTTGGACGCTCCCTACGCTTCGACCACCGTCCAAGGTGAGGTCATCCTCGCCACCGACGCACAGGTTCAAACCGGCTCCAACACCTCCACCGTCGTCACACCAGCTGGTCTGCAGAGCAAACTCAGCGACAGTGTGTCCACAACTTCGAGCGCCATCATCGCCTCGAGCACAGCTGCCAAGACGGCCAATGATGCCGCTCTAGCCGCTGGAACCGCCGCGTCCTCTGCACAGGATGCTGCTGACCAGGCCGCTCTCGATGCGGCCGCAGCTCAGGCGACCGCTGATGCGGCTCTGCCCACAGCGGGTGGGACCATGACTGGCGACATCGTCTTCAGTCCCACTCAGACGTTTCCGCCAAGCGGTGTCGACCCCGCCACCACATCTTCACTTGGTGTCGTTCAGATCGGCAGCAACATCGACGTTTCCTCTGGCATCATCAGTGTCGCCGCTGGATCGACAAGCGTCGCTGGTGTGCTTCAGCTCACAGACGCCACAGACAGCAGCAGCACGACAACCGCTGCGACCCCCAACTCGGTGAAACTCGCCTATAACCTGGCGAGTGGCGCACTGCTTAAGTCGGGCGGGACAATGACTGGCGACATCGTGTTCAGCGCGAGTCAGACGTTCCCAGGCACAAGCATTTCTGACGCGACGACATCTTCGAAAGGGGTCGTCCAAATCGGCGACAACATCCAAGTCGCCTCTGGAGTCATCAGCGTCAATGCTGGCTCCACAACCGCCGCTGGCGTTCTCCAACTTACCGACTCGACTGGAAGCAGCAGCACAACGACTGCCGCGACTCCGAACTCGGTCAAGAACGCTTTCCAGGCCGCCACCAGCGCCGCGGGTGTCGCCAACACGGCAAGCGCGACAGCGAATGCCGCCCTGCCGAGGACAGGCGGGACAATGACCGGCAACATCACTTTCAACGCGGGCCAGACTTTCCCGGGAGTGGTGACCGGAGTGACAGGAACGGCTCCTGTCTCGGTGACCGCCGGAACTGCACCAGTTGTCAGTGTCGCGGCCGCTTCGACGACCGCCGCTGGTGTGGTCCAACTCAACAACACCACATCCTCGACTTCGACCACTCAAGCTCTGACGGCGAATCAGGGACGGCTTCTTCAGAACCAGATCGACGATCTGTTGGTTGCCACGAGTTTGACACTCGCCGGGACATTTGACGCGACCGCCGCTGAAATGCTCACGGTGACCAGCGCTGGAGAAGGCGAAGGTTTCACTATTGGGGACGACCTTCCCAACGCTGCTGTTTCGAACACGGACTACTTCGTGATCGTCACGAATGGCGGCACCTACACACCTCCAGGTGCGGGTGGGCCGATCTTGACCCTCGGGACTCTCGTCGGAGGGACAGGCTACACTCCCGGAACCTACCTCGCTGAGCCTCTCGTTGGCGGAACTGGTAATGGTGCAACTGCTGACATCACGGTTGATGGTGCTGGTGTCGTCACCAACGTCGTGCTGGTGAGTGGTGGATCGGACTACACTGTTGGCAACAGTCTCACGGCATTCTCCACAAGTGGCACACCGTGGAGCATTCCAGTAGACACGATCGGCCCCGCCACTCCCTTCGTCACCAATCAGGGGGACTGGCTTCTCTCCAACGGGGCACTTTGGGAGTTCCTGAACGTCGGTGTTGACATTCCCACCGCTTCGACCTCCGCTCCCGGAATCGTTCAGCTCGCGACAAATGCCGAAACTGGAACTGGCACTGACGCGACTCTGGCCGTCACTCCTGCGGGAGCGAAAGCCACCTACGTCCCACTGAGCAACTACACGGCATGCGGCAGCATTCTCGTTGCGACAGCCGCTTCAACTCCCGCCAATCTCGCTCTTGGAACTGACGGCCAAGTCCTCACAGTAGACTCCGCCTTCCCATCTGGAGTCAAGTGGGGGCCCGCTCTGCCTGTCGCCGCCACACCTCTTGTGGCCGGCACCGTTCTCGGCTGCACCACAACACTCAACGCTGCTCTCGGACGCTGTGCTTTGGGCGGAGTCACGACTGCGACCTGCGCTGTGGCGATAGGATGGGCGGCGGCTCAGTGCTACAGCACAGGCAGTTGCATCACCGCCGTTGGCACCGCGGCCCTCCCCGCCACGGCCTCCGGAAACTACCATACCGCGATCGGTGCACTTGCACTCTGCGCCTACTCCGCGTCCAACCCGGCGGTAGATAATAGCAACGTCGCCCTGGGCGCTCTCGCGGGCAAGAACCTCACATCCGGTGGTTGCAACGTCATCATCGGACCCAACGTCAACGCTCCTGTCGCGACAGGAAGCTGCCAGCTCGTCATCGGTTTCAATCAGGGTTGCAACTGGTTGACCGGGTGTTCCAACTTGAACATCAAACCCGGCGCAGGCATCATCGACGCTGCCGGTTGTGTTGGAACTGCGGGTCAGCTCCTAACATCGACTGGCACTGGCCTCGCTTGGTGCTCCGCGGCTGAAGTCCCCGCAGCGACCCCGATCGTTCTAGGCACGGTCTTTGGATGCACAAAGGACATCACCAACCGCAGCACATCACTCGGTCAGTGCGCTTTGGCGAGTGCCACAGGCGCTGACAACACGACGGTAGGTTTCTGTGCCCTGAGCGGCTCGTCCGCCGGTGAAGGAAACACGGCTTTCGGCTCCTACGCCATGGCCACAAACGGTGGCGGTGGGTGCAACGTCGGCATCGGCTTCTCCGCAATGCGGGGTCTCACCACAGGCGTGAGGAACGTCGGCGTCGGTGAAAATGCTCTTCGAGGAATAACCACTGGCTGCTACAACGTGGCTGTCGGGCCGAGCGCCAGTTGCGGTACCTCCACAGCTCTCTACAACACTGCGGTCGGTTACGGCGCACTGTTCACCGGAGGCAATGGCGGAAGCAACACCGGTGTTGGCAGTTTCAGTCTCAGCACTGTTTCCACCGGTTGTGCCAACACCTCCGTCGGTTTGAACTCCGGCAGACAGTTGACCACAGGCTCTCAAAACACCTTTGTGGGTGTGAACACGAGCTGTGCGACCACCACCGGCGGAAATAACACCGCCGTGGGTGCAGGAGCTCTTCTGAACAATCTTGTCGGAGTCAACAACACGGCTCTCGGTCTCGCGGCGGGACAGAACAGCTCCGGCAACCGAAACGTCTTCATCGGTAGTGAGGCTGGTTGTTGCACGACCGCCGGTGACCAGAACGTCGCCATCGGCAACGCGGTGGATGTCGCTGTGGCCACGGGGTCCTGTCAACTCGCCATCGGTTTCGCTGCTGGTCAGTACTGGCTCACAGGTGATAGCGACAGGAACATCAAACCCGGTGCCGGCATCATCGACTGCTTGGGCACCACGGGAACATGCAACCAGTTCCTGGTCAGCACTGGCCTAGGCCCCATTCGCTGGCGCACCATGACCGCCACCCCGGCAGTGGCGGGTATCGTGTTCGGCTGCACCGCCGGAACAAACACTTCGCTCGGCATCAGCGCCGGAGCCGGCCTCAACAACAATGTCTACATCGGCCTTAATGCTGCATGCAACGCAGGTTCTGGAGTCGCCACCTCGAACAACGTCGTCATCGGCAGCAACGCCGGTCGTTGCCTCACCACCGGCAGTTCAAACACCGTGATGGGTTGCAGCGCCGGCCTCGCCCTCACAAGCGGCAACTTCAACGTGGCCATTGGTGGAAATGCCGGATGTGCCCTTGACGGGACCAGCGGCAACATCGCCATCGGCTTCAATGCCGGTTGTTCACAGAACACCGGGTGCGGCAACACCTACCTTGGCACAAACGCCGCCCTCTCTGACGTCGGCTGCCTGAACACCTACATCGGCGGCGTCGCCGGCAGGTGCGCCACGACCGGCTGCTACAACGTCGCACTCGGTGAGGCGGCTTTCGCTACAGCTGCCGCGACAACGGCGTGTTCGGTCACCGCGATCGGTCAGGGCACACTTCGCAACACAAGTGGAACTGGTGGCTGCAACTCCGTCGCTCTAGGAACGAACGCGGGCTGTGGGGTCAGCACGGGCATCTGCAACATCTTCATCGGTGTGCAGGCCGGCTACAACATGGCCTCCGGAAACAGCAACATCGCCATCGGCACGAACGTCTGTTTCCCGAGCGCCACTGGCAGTTGCCAACTCGCTATCGGCGTGAACAACATCAACTGGCTGAGCGGCGACTGCACGTTCGCCATCAAGCCTGGCGCTGGCATCATCGACTGTGCCGGATGCTGCGGCACTGCGGGTCAAGTCCTCTCGAGCACCGGCGCCAACGCGGTCAAGTGGTCGAACGGCTCCAATGCGGGCTGCGCGATGACCCGCAACGCAAACGGTATAACTCTCACCTCCTGTGCCTCTTACACGCCTCAAGTTCTCAGATACTGCACGGCGGTTTCTGACTCCACCTCCTGGTACAACTCGACCACCGGAGTGTTCACACCGACCGTCCCAGGTTGGTACCAGGTTACCGCTGGAGGGAGGATTTTTGCGGGAGCCTGCGAAAATGTTCTCTCCTTGGTCTGCAACGGCACCGTCATCTCAACAAGTGGCGGTTACAATTTAGTTAGCGGAAATGCGGGAGCACTCGCCTACATGAACGGGACGACCGACGCTATGTGCGTGCAAATACGTAATGCGACGGGAGGATGTTCGATGGGGCAGGGTACCGCCAGCAATTTCTCTGCCGTGCTAGTCGCCCTTCCTTGACGCTTCTCACTGCTTTTCTACTGTTAGATAAATGACCCTTCACATTCAGAACTTTCGCAGTGAAGTCCCTTACGAACTCCCTGACTCCCTGTTTCCAGGCGAGATCGCTTTCAACCTGGCCGACAACTATCAGTTCATCGGTGACGGAAGCAACACTAGGAAAGATGCGGAAGGAAATGTAATCCTGCCCAATCCTCCGCCCGGACAGGGCTTTGGCACATTCGGAATCGGGGCCGGAACCCCCGGGCCTCGTGGCCCAGTCGGGCCTCAAGGACCCGACGGTCCGAAGGGTCAGGATGGTCAAGATGGTGCACCCGGAGATCAAGGTCCCCCAGGTGTTCAGGGACCAGAAGGCCCTCAAGGACTGACAGGTCCCACTGGTGCCACAGGCGCTCCCGGGTCTAGGGGTGCTGTCGGTCCCATGGGCCCAGAGGGTCCTCCTGGAACGGGGATCTATCTTCAGGGAACGGTCCCAACTTCAGAGGACTTGCCGGTCCCTAGCACTCCGGGTTTCGCCTACCAAACTCTCGACACAGGCGACATTTGGATCTACACTCCGACCGGCTGGGAAGATTTCGGCCCTCTGAGAGGACCGCAGGGTCCACAGGGGCCTCAAGGTCTGCCGGGACTTCCCGGAACTCCCGGTCAGACTGGAGCGACCGGCCCCAGAGGCGCCACCGGTCTCCAAGGACCCAGAGGTTCTGACGGTGACCCAGGTCCAGCAGGTGCTGACGGTGACCCCGCGACAGTCGAGGTTGGGACCACCAGCACAGGCCTTCCGGGCACAAACGCCACTGTCGTCAACAGCGGAACAGTTCAAAACGCGGTTCTCAACTTCACTATCCCGAGAGGACAGGACGCTTTCGGAGTGCCTCCTGGCGGAACCCCCGGTGACTATCTCACCCCAGACTCCACCACTCCTTACAACAGTAAGTGGGAAACTTTCCCCAACATTATCGCCGTCTCCGATAAAATCGCCATAGGCGGCGGTACAACTCTTGGACAGTATCCTTATCGAACCGGCATCTACATCGGTTACAATACCGCGGGCACCGCTGGAGTAAACTCCTCGGTTTCCAGTGTGGTAATTGGTAACACTTCAGGCCAAAGCCTCAATGCCACTTGTTCACATAACGTCATCGTCGGTACTAACATTGCAAACAATGCGACAGAGATCGCTAATTGCGTTATCATTGGCAACCGAAGCATTGGCTCCAACCTCACCACCGAGTCTGGGGTTGTGGTTATTGGAAGTCACCCAGGAAAGGTCGGAACAAACAATCTGACGATCATCGGTGACAGCACTGGTTTTGTCGCCCTCAATACAGGCACGGGTTCCCTCAGTTTCAACGACTACAACGTCGGTCTTGCTGGACAACAACTCACTTCAATGGGGCCTGGAGTCCCTCCTGCTTGGAAAAGCAAGTCATATGGCTACGGCTCATTGACCTCAAATGAAACCATTATCAACAGAGGAAGTGTGGTCTGGACTCAGGCGATTATCTTTCGCGGGGACTATGTCACCCCGGGCCTGTCTTCTCGCACCTACTTCAACCTAACTCCAGGAAGAACTTACAAGGTCACTGTCAATCTGGGTGCATACAACTTCACTTCAGTAGACGGGTACGCGGTCTTTGCGTTTAGTAACAGGGCTGACGGGTCGCCGGTGGTTCCATGCGCCAAAGCACTTTTGTTCGCAAATAACAGGACCAACGGGGAGAGCGTGGTGAGTTCATTCACCTCAATCTTCACGGCTACTGCCGACCGCACTGACAGGTATGAACTTGTGTGCACAGAAATAACGGGTCAGCTCACCCTTAGAGAAGGGTTTTGCCAAATCCTCGTTGAAGACTTTTGACAACCTTTAACACCCATCCCCCGCAAGTCAGGATCGATAGATGACGACAAAGCTCCAACTCCTTCATAGTCTTACTTCGGGAAATGTTCCGCCCAACGGTCTTCTTCCCGGCGAGATCGCCTTTAACGTCGCTGACAACCTCCAATTTGTTGGTTACGGTGGGGACGTCAACTACGATGTCTATGGCGATCCTCTACCCGATCTTCCTCCACCGGGACTGGGCTGGAAAACATTCGTCACAGGCGGTGGTGACCAACCGGGACCCCCGGGTCCGGGAGTTCCCGAAGGCGGCTTGACCGGCCAAGTCCTCTCTAAACTGACTGACGGAGACTACGTCACGGGTTGGGTCGACAACTTCGACTCCGCCACTCCCACCGATGTGGGTGTGGTCTTCGGCCTGACAACGACCTCCCTTGGTGGTAACTCAAGCACGTTTCTCGGCTATCAAGCCGGAAATAGCATCGGCTCTGGTCTTCGCAACGTCGTCATCGGTTTCCAAGCCGGTCTCAACCAGAATGATGTCAGCGACAACGTCGTCATTGGACATCAAGCGGGCTGGAACATTGACGGTGGGGAGAACGTCATCATTGGCTCAGAGGCCCTTGGAAATGATCCCGGTGGTCAGGCCTCGGGGAACATTGCCATCGGTTTCAAGTCGGGCTACAACCTGACAGAGGGTGATAGCAACATTTTTCTTGGCCGTGAGGCTGGCTCAGGGGTGCGCGGTGGAGACGGGAACGTCATCATTGGCGCCTATCCCGGTGGAAGTGATTGGAATGGCAATGTCGCCATTTCGGACGGTCTCGGCGATCTCAAGTTCCTCGCCAATCAGGCTGGTGCTTGGTCAACTGACGGCACGAACTTTGGTCAGGCTGGCTACATCCTGACGAGTCAGGGAGATGGTGCTCCGCCTACATGGAGCGCGGCCTCCGACGCGGGCGTGACACGCATCGTCGCAGGCAGCAACGTCACCATCAGCCCTTCTGGTGGAACCGGCGTGGTGACCATCAGCGCTTCTGGCGGTGGTGGCGGTGGCGGTGGAGTGACAGCCATTCAGGCGAACAACGGTCTGCTCGTTTCTGGTGGCGGCACCAACCCCATCATCACTTCTGGTGGTCTCGAGGTTGACTTCACCAAGGTGGTTGCGACCTCTCTCTATAACACCAATGGCACACTCCTCATTGGTTCGTCCAGCGGACCTGCTCAACTCCCAGTGGGGACAGCCGGCCAGGTTCTCCAAGTGTCTCAGGCCGGCGCCGTCAATTGGGCTTCTATCCCGTCCGCGTCTCCAGCCACTCCGACCACCTTTGGACTGGTCTATGGTGCGACCGGCAACACCGGTGCATTCTACGGATATGGCAGTGGGACTGGCATCACCGGCACCAACAACGTGCTTCTTGGCTTGAATGCCGGCACAAACATTGGAGCAGGTGCGAACAACACGGTGGTGGGAGCCTACCAGGGCACGTCAGGAATGTCGAACTCAGTCGCGCTGTCGACTGGCGCCGGCTCAGTTCGCTTCTTCTCAAACTCTGCTGGTGCGTGGAGCATCTCTGGTGACACTCAATTCGGTCAGGCCGGTCAAGTCCTGACATCGCAGGGTTCGGGAGCGGCGCCGCGATGGATCGCTCCTATCAACGCTCCAATCACTGACGTCAACGACGGTCCCGGCATTTCGACTGACATCGCTGGAACGACTCTCACCATCAGCAATGAGGGTGTGCTGAGCGTGGCGGCAAATTCTCCAATCGTTGCCGCAAACGCGGGCGGAAATATCACATTGTCCGCTCCCAATGTTTTGAGCGACCTACAACAGGGGACCGGCATCACCGTCTCTGGCACGGGCAACTCTCGCACGGTGACCAACACCGGAGTCGTCCAACTTCAGAACGGCACCAACACCACTGTGGAGAATGTCGGTGGTGGCGTATGGAAAGTGAATGCGACTGGCGGTGGCGGTGGCGGAATCACGTCACTCACCCAGGGAACAGGCATCACGATCACAAACCCGAGCGGTCCGTCTCCCACGATCGCCAACTCCGGCATTCTGAATGTCGTTTCCGCGACCCCGGGAACTCTTGACGTCACCGTGACCAATGGTGTCGCGAGTCTCTCGGTGAATGGTGGCACTGGCGTCACGAAGCTGGTCGCCGGTTCGAACATCTCCCTCTCCCCAACTTCTGGCGTGGGCGAGGTGACAATCTCCGCGGCTGGAGGTGGTGGTGGTGGCTCAATCACTCAGATCACTTCTGCCGCTGGCTCCGGCATCTCTGTGACATCCGGCACCGGTCCCGTCGTCACTTTGGCAAACACCGGTGTTCTAGAGGTCGCAGGCGGAACTGGCATCCGTGTGGATCCCAATGGCCCTGGCAAGTTCACGATCGTCAACACTCAAGCCGCGAGCTCGGTCCTCTCCGTCTCTGGTCAGGGAGCTGGAATCAGTGTGTCCCCTACGTCTGGCGCGGTCGTCGTTCAAAACACGGGTGTCACTTCAATCACCGGAACAACTGGAAACATCACGGCGAGTTCGGCGGCGGGAGCCGTCACGCTTGACATTGGCACGAATGTGTTGACCAACGTGACCGCTGGAAACAGCGGCATCGCGGTCGCAGGAACTGGCAACACTCGCAGCATCTCCGCGACCGTTGCTGGTCTGACGGCCGGTGCGGGCATCGATCTGACGAACAACTCCGGCAACTTCACCATCAAGAACACCGGCGTTCTGGGTCTCACGGCCGGTGCCAACGTCACGATCACTGAGACGACTCCCGGAAGTGGAAACTTCACCATCGCCTCGACTGGTGGTGGTGGCGGTGGATCTGGTACCGTGACCAGCGTCACAGCCGGCTCCGGTCTGATCGGCGGCACAATCACGACCTCTGGCACCCTCGCCATTGACAACAACATTGTTGTTCGCTATCCGGATTACGACGGGCGGCCTCCCGGCAGCATGCTCTACACTGACACCACCGGCCACGACTGGACTGGAAGAATTCCAGTAAACAACACATCGGGCAATAAAGCGGTTCTCCAAGGGTGGACTACTGCTGCCGCGACATTTGTTAGTTGGGGAGACCCGAACGTTGGCGGATTTCAAAATAGTCCCAGCATCACGTTCCGTAAGTCTCTCGCCCCGACACAATACGCAAATGAATTCGTCTTTGAGATTTCGACTCCGTACCAAGAACAGCGGTTACTAAATTGGAATAATAATGCCGCAACTATCTCGGCAGGCCAAATTGCCTATGGATATCCCTCTGGAACAACCTTAGGTGACACCAACTACACAACCAATCTTAACCCGCCTCCGCTCAACACTGACAGACTCTACTTTTTGAGTGGCGACTTCCAGAGTTTCCCTCTCACTTCTGACAAGGCTTGGAAACCGGCTTGGAAGAATGCTGCGGATCACTTTGTCTCGAGTGTCCAGGTAACTGCCCCGATCATCAACTCAGGATCGGCAAGAGCTCCTGTGATAGGCTTCGACATTAACACCACTGCGCTCACTCAATACATCCCCAAGAGCTCGTTTGCTCTCACCGGTCAGTTGCTCTATGGAACTGGCGCGGGCACTTTCTCGGCCCTGAACATTGGCAACAACGGTCAGGTTCTGACAGTCAGTGCCAGTGGAACTCCAGTGTGGGCCAACCCATCAAGCCCGGGCAGCCCAATCAGTCTGACTCCCGCCGACGACACTATCCTGATGACCCCGAGTCCCATCACGGGAACAGGGACCATCGGTGTGAACTCGACCAAGTTTGTTCAGACGTCCGTCATTCAAAGTAAGGGGGATATGATCTATGGAGGCGCTGCCGGTGTGCCCGCACGTCTCTCGGCCGGGACAAGTGGACAAGTCCTTCAAATGTCAAACACTGGAGTGCCCGCATGGGTGACTGATCTCGACGCCGGAACCTACTGATGACCAAAATCCAATTTCTTCGACAGGGCCAGACAGGAGGCAGCGCTCTCCCACCCACAACACCGGCTCGCCTGGGGCAACTCATCCTGAACACGATCAGGCCAGCGATGGCCCTTCAGACTGTCAATGACGCCCCGTCACCCTCCATTTCCACGGCAGTTTTCGGGCCCTCACTCATCACGAATGGCCTCGTGTTCCCCGCCCCTCGGGACACATCCATCAAGTCGAGTGAGTTCATGTTCTCGACAAGCCGAAGCATCGGTCCGGGCCTTTTCTTTCAAGAGCCGGGAAAAACGTCTCCCACTCCCAGTTCGGACATCTTGGCCGGGTCATTTCAACAGAACTCAAACAAGATTCTCCTGATCGGGCCTGATTCCAACCCTCAGACATTCGCCACGCCAAGCTCTTCACTGGTGGGAGACACTTTGTCACTCGGAGCCAACAGTGGAGCCGCTGGAAAGAGGACGGTCTCAGTCGGTTCCTCAGCGCAGGCGAATCCGATCGTGGCCGGGGCTCTTCCCGTCGATATGAACATTTCCATTGGTTACAATTCGATGTCGGGCTTGTTTTCTCAAGCTCAAACCGGTGAATACTCGTATCCAAACTCCTCGAATGTGGCCCTCGGGGCGGAGGCGATGGGAATGTCATCACCTCCTCCGAAGTACAAATCGGCGGCGTCAGAGGCTACGGTGGTTGGATACAAAAGTGGATTGGGTCTTTTGGGCAAAGTTAAGTCCGGAGCTTCCGGAGCCAAAGCACAATTCACAGTAGTTGGGGCGAAATCTTTTTGGGCGTCGTCTGATGGACCTCCGAACAGCGACAACGGTGTTTGGGGGACCTCAGTGTTTCTCGGAAGCGGCAGTTATCAAGTGGAGTTCGCAAGTACGACTACGGGTTTTTCAATTAGCAACTCAGTGTGCATTGGAAACAATGTTGGTAATTCTACCCCAGACAGCAAAAATTTCCTTTACAACTCCACCCTCATAGGCCCAGCGCCAACAAAAATTGATAATGTTGGGGTGACGTGGAACACGATAAATTGCACATCCATCGCGGCTACTCCAAATCAAATGGCATATTTAGACTCAGCCGGTGGTGCCTTTGCACTTGCTAACTATGCTGTGATTAAGTCAGGAACTACTGAGTTCACCTCTTTCTACAGGCCTGGAAATAGAGAATATCAGTTTTTCGAGATCCAGGCCCGAACCTCGGCTGGAAATCCAGACAGCTGGAGCACCTCTTGGGAATCTCCATTGGGATCAAGGGGTTCTTTTGGGCCATACGTCTCAAATGGAACTTCAAAACAGTTCGTGTTTGGAGACGCAGTATCCGCCTCTGGTTACACTGCGGCAAGCGGCTCATTTAAGGATGACTCGGGCAAAATTTACACAGTCAAAAACGGTCTCATCACATCTATCGCATGAACTACCTTTTCAAACGGTCAAGCACCCCGAATAAGCGCCCGGACCCCGCAACGATGGTAGCTGGTGAGGTCCTCATGAATTACTCAGAGGAAAGTCCGGGACTGTTCTTCAAGAACGCCAATGGTTCACTTGTGGTCGCCGCGCCTCCGTATGTGGGCGTGACCGCCCCAAACTCCAACCCAGCGGGCTCACCTGGAAACAGTCCGGGTGAGTTTTGGATAGACACAAGCGACCCACTTAAGACACAACTGAAAGTTTATACCGGTTCGGGTTGGTCGCTCTCTTGGGGCAATCCCATCGAGGGTCTGACAAATTTTGCCACTCGCACATCCTACATCGGCGTCACGATTCCGACCCTGCCCACGGGCACGGACAACACGTCTGTTGGCTTCGACTCAGGAAAAAGTCTCACAACTGGCGGGTTCAACACCCTTCTCGGCTCAAATGCGGGGAGCACTCTCACGACGAGTAACAATTGTGTGGGAATCGGCTATCAGACTCTCGGTTCGGCGACCGCTTCACCAACTCTTGGTGACTTCGCCGTCGCCGTCGGCGATCTGAGCATGTCTCAGGCCACCAATCTCTCACTTTGCACCGCCGTCGGCGCGAACACGCTGATGAAAAACCAGGGAGTGGGCAACACAGCCGTAGGCTACAATGCCCTTGCCGCAAACACCACCGGGCAGTACAACATTGCGATGGGCTTTAGCGCCCTTCTTGACAACACCACAGGATCAAACAACATCGCGATAGGCGGCAATGCCATGATTGGCGTGAATGGCTGCTCGGACAACATTTGTATAGGGTCGGCCGCGGGGCAAGGCACAAAAAGTGGGTCCAACGGAAATATAATGATCGGCAAGGAGGCTCGTCCGAATCTCAGCTCCACAGGAGTGATCACCAATAGCATATTTATTGGCAGAGACACTGGCAAAGCGCTGAATGCATCAATCAACAACGTTTTGATTGGACCCGGATGTCTCTCCACTGACACTGGCTCCCCTTTGGCCCAGACAATCTCAAACTGCGTCTTTCTGGGGTCGTTAGATCCATTTTATGTTCGCAATTTGGGCGATCTCGATTCGGAGTTTATTGTGGGTTCCTCGAATATCATAATGCGCATCAATAAGATGGGTGCTGTGTCCTTCGGCCCCAACAATTTTGGTGATCCAGGCGCCCCGCTCATTCAAGACCCCACAAGCGGCGGGCGGGGCAACGGCCCAACTCGCTGGTTCAATGACGGCCCTCGGGCCGTATTTGTCTCCGCTGACAACAAACGCATCACAATCAAGTACGGTCTGGTAACAGAAATTGTGCAATTGTGACCAGGGTAAAAACCCCCTATTGGGGTCCACTTTACAAAAACCCAGCTTTAATTTCGCGGAAGGAATTTTAATTGTGGTAGTTTCTGTTTACTGGCCTAACTAATGACCCTTCACATTCAGAACTTTCGCAGTGAAGTCCCCTTTGAGCTTCCTAATTCTTTACTTCCGGGTGAAATTGCTTTCAACTTGGCTGATAACTACCAGTTTATTGGCGATGGGAGTAACACCAGGAAAGATGCTGAGGGGAATGTAATTCTGCCCGACCCACCTCCGGGAATGGGGTTTGGCACGTTTGGTATCGGAGGAGGAACTCCTGGGCCCCCGGGCCCGACTGGGCCTCAAGGACCGGACGGCCCACAGGGTCAAGATGGCCAAGACGGTGCTCCCGGTGATCAAGGGCCACCAGGCATTCAAGGTTCTGCTGGACCACAAGGACCAGCCGGCTCTAAGGGAGATACCGGCGCAGCTGGATCTAGAGGGCCTGAGGGGCCCATAGGGCCAGAGGGCCCACCAGGAACTGGGATTTACATTCAAGGAACTGTCCCCACTGCTGCCAATCTGCCCACTCCCAGCACCATAGGGTACGCTTACCAGACTCTTGACACGGGAGACCTCTGGATTTACACTTTAACTGGCTGGGAGGATTTTGGCCAACTGAGAGGCCCTCAAGGTCCTCAAGGTCCTTCGGGTCCTACAGGAGCTGCAGGAGCCCCAGGTGCGACAGGAGCAACGGGTCCTGCAGGTGCCAACGGCGCTCAAGGACCGAGAGGTTCTGACGGTGACCCTGGTCCCGCCGGTGCCGATGGTGATCCGGCAACAGTATCAGTTGGTACCACAACTACAGGGTTTCCTGGGACATCGGCTTCAGTTGTAAATGCGGGGACGGTTCAGAATGCGGTCCTGAACTTCACTATTCCCGCCGGTATAAATGGCACCAATGGGGTTGGGGTTCCTTTGGGTGGCCTTGCTGGTCAGATTCTGACAAAGACGAGCTCGTCTAACTTTGATACTGCCTGGACATCCAACTCAACTACAACAAACGTGAAAACCACTGCGGTGGGCCTCTCCAACGCAAGTAACGGGAACGGAGTATTCATTGGGTACCTGGCTGGGGGCCAACTTAGCGGAGGCGGGTCCACCACGCAAAGCAACGTTGTTGTGGGTAATCAGGCGGGGAGAAACTTCAATGGAGCCGCCTTAAACAACGTGATCGTTGGTGGTAACGCTGGGCAAAACATCACTGGAGGAAGCGGCAATGTGATCGTCGGCCACGGCGCCGGAACTGTGTTAACTGTGGAGAATAACCAGATAGTCATTGGCACCCATAACGGGAAAGAAGATCAAAACAACATCGCCATTTTCGGCACCAACAGTCACTTTTTGTCCCTTGATACTCTGACTGGCGGTCTGTCATTCAGTAACTACAACAAGGGAACCTACGGTCAAGCACTCACCTCGAATGGGGCGGGCTCGCCCCCAACTTGGCGTAGTAAGAGCTATTTGCAAGTCTATCTGACGCAAGATCAAATCATCACTACCCCAGACGGGTATCCTCTGTACTCTAACATGAAGTGGAGTGTAGTGGAGCAGAGAGGAGATGCTTTCGTATTTGGCGTTCAAAACCTTGGGAAGTCATGGTTCACGATTCGCCCAGGAACCTACAAGGCAACGATAGATCTTGCAGGTTATAACTTTACTTCCGGCTCTACTTACGTAGTCTGGGGGTTAGTTTACAGCACTGGTCAGGGTGGTAATGACTGGGTTTCACCCCTTCCAATTCTGCAAAACCTCGTGTTCTCGAACAACAGAGACACCGGGGAAACGGAAGTCCCCAGCTGCACCGGAGTTTTCACTGTCACTGCAGCCATGGAGGGCAAGTATTTCGGCTTAAACCTCCGAGAAATCAGCGGAGCGATGACTATGAGAGCAAACTACTGCTCCATGCTGATTGAGGAGTATTGACATCCACGGGGTAAAACCACTTTACAAACAAGCCACTTAAACTTCAAATTGAAGCAGTCTTCTATCTAGAAAGCATGGCAACAACTATTCAAAACCTCCACAGTCTGAGCGCGGGCAATCTGCCCGGGGATCTTCTTCCCGGCCAGGTCGCTTACAACCTCTCTGATGGATACGTATATCTCGGAAACGGCGGCAACAACTACCTGGACACCCTGGGTAATGTGATTGGCCCGGCGATCATCACCGGTCAAGGTTGGCAGCAGGCGATCTTTAACGCCTCCCCAGTTAACGGTTCCGCCATCCTTGGCGGCCTCTACGACGCCATCATCAACGAAGTCACAGCTACCACTGCCGCTGGCATCACCGCAGGTCTCACAGCGGGCGACCCCCTGCCTGCATCAGCTGCTGGCAACACCGACGTCTACGTGCTCGTCCAAGTCGGCGGCACCATGACTCCTCCCGCTCCCACCGGCGATGCCGAAGTGGGTGACTGGATCATCTCGACTGGCAACGGCTGGAGCCTGATCAACCAGAGCAGCGTGACCATTCCGGCACAGAATGTGACCGTGGTCCCAACTGGTGACATCACCTCCACGAATGTTCAGTCGGCTATTCAAGAGCTCGACACTCAGAAGTACGACCAAGCTGGCGGGCCCATCGGCGGCAAGGTCATCATTGACACTGGCCTGGCTGACGCAGATGCCCTGTCGATTCTGAGTGGTGGTGGCGCCCAGATTGAGGGCGAGCTCAATGTGGACGGAGCCGTCACTTTCGGCGACACTCTGACCGCCACGGGCGCCATCGTCTCCGGTGGTTCTGTTTCCTGCTCCGGCGTGACTTCCAACGGAAGCGTGATCGTGACAGGTGCCGTGACAGCGACTGCTGCTGTGACTGGTGCTTCCGGCTCGTTCGGCACTCTGGCTGTGTCCAGCACCTCGAGCTTCGTTGGTGCAATCACATCCAACATCCTCAGCGTCGCTCAGTCCCTGAACGTGGGAACTGCTGCTGGTGGCGACAGCATGGTGGTTCAAGCCGCCTCGTCGTTCACACAGCCTGCCACGTTCTCCGCAGCAGCCAACTTCTCCGACGACAACAGCTTCTCCGGCCTCAAGACCACCACTTTTGCCGCTGGCACAACCCTGGACGTCCAAGGCAAGTTCAAGCTGGCCTCCGCCAATGACGCCACCGTCAATGGTGCGAACTTGGCTTCACAGCTGCTTCCGCTGGCTGCGATTCTCACGATGCCTACCGGTGTTCTTCCGACCTACGGTGACTGGGCACGTTGCGAAGGTCAATCCCTTGACCGGACCACGTATGCCACACTCTTCGCGCTGATCGGCACCACCTACGGATCGAGCAGCGGCACCACTTTCAAGATCCCCGATTATCGCGGTCTGTTCCTGCGTGGTTGCGACCAGAACGGGACTGTGAACGAATCGAATGGCACCAAAGCTGGAACAGCCGGGCGTCTTCCCGGTAGCACCCAAGTGGATGCGTTCCGTAGCCACAATCACAAACTTCTGGACGTGAACGGAACTCCGCTTCAGTCGCAGTGGAGGAACTCGTTTGACACCCTGGGCTCGGGTAACCCCGGAACCGGCTTCCTCGGCGGTCTGACTTCCAGCGGAAACGTTTGGGCGAGCCTTCCCTACACCTCCACCGAAGGCGGTTCCGATGAGACGGTCCCCGTCAACATGGCCGTTCAGTTCATCATGCGCATCAAGTAATTATCATGGCAGTTCCTACAGTTCCCCCAGCTCCATCTCTCGCTCAATACGAGATTTACACTCAGAACGGCCCGATGCAGATGGGCGACGGCCTCTACATCACCGAAAACGGAAAAATCGAAGTGAATGCCGCCAACATCCCCGGCATTATCAACTGCGGTACATTCTGAGAATGATGGGGGAGCTTCGGTTCCCCCTCTTTCACCACCCTACACATGCAACTCTACACCATCTCGCGCATTGAGCAGTACATTTGCGACGCTTTGATTGCGTCGCCTGAAATACCTCTCAGTGTGAACATTTTGCGTCTTGCAGACGCGATTGACAAAGAAGGTGTGGTTCAAAACACCAACAACATTGTGGTGCGGTATGTCAGTTCGTTCTTCAATGTGAAATCTCGTATTCCACTTGTGTACGAGAGGATTATCACATTCGAACTGAACTTCAGCACCCAAAACTATCTTTCGAGTAGCGGACACGACTTCGCCACTCAACTTTTGGCGGGAGCTTACACTACGCTCGTGAGCGGTGTTCCCTCCGACACCGGTGTTTCATTTTCGGAACCGTTCACCCTTCAGTCCGAAAACTTCACCGGAATCACCGAGAACTCTCAATACACGTACACGCAGGTGTGGGGCATCACCGCCTCTGAAACATCGCCGTACGTGGCACTCGATCCATGCGTTCAACGCGGTGACTGTTCACAGATCTTTCCAGGGAGATACACTCGCACCAATCTTCCTCTCGCCGGCGTCATTGACGGTGAGTATCGCATCTATGTCCCCGCTTTCCCGGACGGTTCCTGCGCTGATGTTGTCGATGCTGACGGCGGAAATGGCGGAAGCATCATTTGGGAGAATGAAATCACCCGGTCGGGGAACATGGTGTATTACGCTGACCCCTCCATCGTTTTCCTGCCCGCACAACTTATTAACAAGGTCCGTCTCACGTGGACTGGACAGTACCTCGGAGACAACAAAGAAAAAATCATGGTCGCCATCACAGACTTGGAGACCAATGAGACCATTGCCGAGGCCATCTACTGCAGTCTCGGTGACATTGACGGGTATCCACAATATCTGATGCGCTACACGATCGGATTGTGGAAATCCAGGGTCGACCAACTCACCAACGAAAGCTACGGCAGATCCGCATTCGATGATGATTGGAATCAAAGCACTTCCACGGGCGTTTTGGCAATCGTTCTCAGCAATGCTCAAGCGATCTACACTGACCCGACCAATCCACAAGCCACACAGCGGATGGTCGATGGTGGAATCGTAATCGGGGTCGAGCCAGACGTGTTCATTCAGGTGGGACCGGAACGGTTCATCATGGTGCAACAGTCGCCAGTCGGGCGTGGTTGGATTAAACAGACGGGAATCGAATATACATCAGAGAACGAACTCTGGAAGTTGGGCTGCCCGGGGTGCCGCCCAGCTATTCGGTCGTGACGGGTAAAAACTCTATGAAAAAGCAGAAACCGCCACTCTGTTTCTCATTCTTCTTCGCCGAAAACAGTGACGAGGAGTGGGAGGAAACCTTCGAGGCTCTTGTCGAGTCTGAAAAATATGAGAGAGAATCCCCAACTCTGGTCTCAGTACTATCAAGCACTCGCTCAAGGAGACACCTCGCGAGCTAGGCAGATTCTTGCCATGATCAACCAACGCCCAGCATCGTCACACCCAATTCCGGGTGGTGGCGGCTGCTGCAACCGAAGATTCCCACGATGAAAAAGACCGAAGACATTCTCAAAGTCAAGGAAGTACTCGCTCAAGATGCGCTAAAGGTTGCGACTGAGGCCCTGAGTTATATTGAGGATGCGATGCCCGACGCGGGTATTCGCGATCTCATCACTATTTTCAACTCAGCCGTTAAAACCCATCGTGACTTGTGTTCGGACATCGTAGATCTGACCGCACCGAAGGAGAGTTCCGAGGAGAAAAATCTCGCGAAGGAGTATTCGTCCAAAGTTGATGACCTTTTGCGCAAATTTTCATCCTAACTTCTATATTCCCTAAGAGAAGAGACGCCCGAATGGGGAAAAAACACCTTACGCACACACACCACCTTCTGCCGAGACACATGGGTGGGACTGACGATGAGTCGAACCTGATTCGCGACATTTCTCTCACTCGCCACGCGATGTTTCACTTCACGAACTGGCAGTTGTGGGGGAAACCCGAAGATCTTCTGGCCTGGAAAGGTCTTGCGGGACAGAAAACGAAAGAAGAGATTCTCCTCGAGATTCTGTCCCTCGCAGGGAAGAAAGGTTCTCGTGTGACGAACAGTCGTCATGCGGAGGCGAAGAAAGAGTGGGGAAGGTGGGGTGGAAAAAATGGTCCGCGCGATGTGAAAGTGGCGAACGGGAAAAACCTTCAAGAGTGGCACAGAAAAAATCCAGAACTTCACGCTCTCGCAGATGCCAGGAGAGCGGAGGCATGCAGAAAAACCGTGAAGATTCGTGATGTTGACACAGGGGAAACTGCCGTATTTCCATCGGTGAAAGCAGCAGCTGAGTTCCTCGGGATTCATCAGTCGATGATTTCGAATGTTCTCAGTGGTCGAAATCGTCAAACGTGCGGTTTCACAGCGGAGTTTCTGTCATGAGACCAATCATCACGCACGTCTCGCAGCTTGAGGAACACAGCAGCTGGAGAAAGTACCAGCGGGGACTGCACGAGCTCGTGGTGATGGAAGCGCCGAAAAGCGTTATTCACGAGTTCAAACATAGAGCGGCACGCGACTGCTTTCTGGCTTTTGCTGAGTTGATGAAAGGCGGCGACCTGCAAGTGGCCGAGTTTCATGAGATTCTGGGTTCTGCTTTTGAAGATTTAGCCACTAAGCGCCAGCGGCGTCTTATTGTGTCATGCCCTCCTCGTTCTGGAAAGTCAATGCTGGCCACGATGTTTTTGTCGTGGTTACTCGGGAGAGACCAAAAGACACAGCACGTTATCGCATCGTACGGTGCTCAGCTGTCCGGAAAGTTTCACCGAGAAGCTGTGCAAATGATGAAGATGCCGACCTTCAAAAAGATTTTTCCGGAGTTTTCAGGGTTTAGCCCCGATTCTAAATATGACCTGCTTGGCGGCGGATACATTCTCGCCACGTCGGTGGGTGGTGTGTTGACGGGTTTCACAGCAGGAACCACAGACATGGAATCCCCAGGTGTGGGCGCCATGGTGATTGATGACCCGCTGAAATCTTCCGACTCTAAGGCTGCATTAGAAAGCCTTGAATCATGGTGGGCAGAACAGGCGTCTACTCGTCGAACAAACCATTGGTGCCAGATGGTGATTGCAACCCGATTTCATGAGCGGGATCTGCATGGCGTGCTAATGGAGAGAGACGGACTATATGATGAAGAAGAAAATCCTTTTGGCTGGCGTTGGATTAACATAGCGGGTCTTTGTGAAGACGTGGCAGGTGATCCTCTTGGCAGACAGTTTGGCGAGTCTCATTGGCCAACAAACACGGCATTCACTGTAGACATGCTCCAGTCGCAGAAAAAGGCGATGGGGAGCTTTAAGTTCGCAGCTCTTTATCAAGGCGTCCCCAAAAGTGATGAGGGCCAGATTATCCGGCCTGGGTGGATTTCAAAAGTTGAGCCCGAAGAAGCTCCAAAGTTTGATGTGACTTGGCTAGCAGTTGACTGTGCTTTCTCAGAAAGAGAAATGGCCGACGAAACTGCAGTGGCCGTGTGTGGGATTAACAAAGAGGACCCACAAACTGTCTACTTAATTGAAATTATCACTGGAAGATGGGCATTTCCAGACCTCATTGAGTCTGTCAAACATCTCTATCGTCTTTATTCCGCTCGAGTTCTCTGCATTGAAAAAGCGGCCTCGGGACAGTCGCTGATTCAAGTTCTAAGGCGTGAGGCGAAAATCCCCATTGAGGAATTCAAACCACTTAAGTCAAAGACGATTCGTCTTCAGGCGGTCTCCCCACTCTTTGAACAGGGAAGGGTGAAGTTTGTCGAGGGGATCTGGTGTGATCCGTTCATCCGCGAACTCACACAGTTTCCGTATGTCGCGCATGATGACCGCACTGACTCCATGGTTTGGGGATTACATTATTTCCTAGAACATGTTGACTCTGGAAATAGGATGTTGGCCGAGTCTATCATCACTCACCGTAAGTTTCTCGGTTCGACAAGACGCGCCGAAGTCGACGACTCTTCGGTGTTCACCACGTTGGGGAAAACGCCAACCCGCACACTCAGACCGGAGGGATGGGGAATCGAGACCGCGGACATCGTGGAGACGACAAGCGAAAGGATTATGCGTGGACGGCGGAGTCGTGGAAGAGGCGTGGGATGGGACGGCTAACCGGGTAAAACTGGAGTGATCGCATCTCTCGTATGAGAAATGACGCACCTCTACCATACAGGAGGTGATAGGTGGCTTAAGACCCAAGTACTCTCACATTGTGAGATCCCCAAGAGTTTCACTTTCCCTTATTGTATGAGTGTTAGCGCGCGCGAAAAAAGAAAACTTCGTCGTCAAGTCGACATGATCGAGACGAAGATGGGTTACGAATCACGTGGGATGGACATCCTCCCCGTGAAGTTTCAGACTCACCGCCAGGAGGAGTTCAACCGACTCATCAAAACAAACACAGTTACCATCGCTCACGGTTCAGCAGGAACAGGCAAAACCCTGTTGGCTCTCTGGACCGGCCTCAGTCTCGTCGCCAAAGGTGACTTTGACAAGGTCGTCTACGTTCGCTCCGACGTCGGAGTCGAGTTTCAACGTGGACGTGGTGCGCTTCCCGGCGACATGAGCGAGAAAATCGCTCCGCTCCTTGGACCGATTCTTGACAACATCCCCGTGTGTTGCCGGTCGCATGGAGCCGCTAACTACCTGCTTGACAAGGGCATAGTTGAGCCACTGCTCCTCGAGGACATCCGAGGTCGTTCACTGAACAAGTCGTTCGTCATTGTCGACGAAGTTCAAAACTTCCTCCCATCACACGTTAAAACCTGTCTAACTCGTGTGGGACAGGACAGCAAGATGGTGTTGATCGGTGACACCAAACAGGCAGACCTTGACGTCTTCCGCCGTGAGAACGGTCTGGTTGACGCCATATACCGTCTGCGTCACCTTCAGGACGTGGGCATCCTGGAGTTCCACAAAGAGGACATTGTTCGCAACTCTGTCATCGCCCACATTCTGGACCGTTACGACGACTGATGAGAAAATCGACACGCTGGAATCGTTCGCCTTCGCATGACCTGGACGCCATGGTCATGGCGCCTGCGCTACCTTACTTGCGCCCTATGGGTGTCAGTAGCGACGATAACAACCCGCCTCCTTCCAAGTCAAAGGTCGACACCGGCGTGTCTTTTTCCGAGGAGCTCGTGAGAGCAGATCTCTCTAACCAAGAGCAACTCGGCATCTGGAATATGTTTAAGGGTGCCGATGACCCCTCTCATGTCTGCCACTTGTACCGTTCGTACAAAAATTCAAAATACTGCAGCGTCCCTCATAATGTGTTAAGGCGCATGAGGGACGTTATGATTTCGGACATGAAAGAGCAAGAGGCAAAAACTAAAAAACCCCGCAGACAGACTCAAGTGGGACATAACGCGCCTACCTGGAATGATCCCCAACTCCAAATTCGTCGAGGAGCCTGATGGATTACACAGTGCCATGCGCCAAATCGAAAGTCCATCCGGACGGGATTTGCAGAAAGAAACTTCACAAAAACATTCATTCCGGACTCCACAAACTCGTGGAGCGCCTCGACACCGAGGACATGGAGCGTCAACTCGACAAGCAGAAGCAACAGTTTGATGAGCAACGCCGTCATCTCGACCTTCAGGAAAAAATGCTTGGTGTTGGAGCCGGCACTCACCGAGTGATCAAAGACACTCGCAAGAACAAACCCAAAGTCGACCCCTACATTCCCGGCAAAAATGCCGGCGGTCCTAACAACCAAAACGGTAAGTAACAATGCATTCTTATTTCAGCCCAGAGGCACTAGAGGCACTTCAAGAGGCCTACGCTAACCAGTTGACTACGCCGGACGATATGGATATCGACCAGCTGACTGGGATGCCCACAAATCAGGTGAGCAATACTTCACCGTGGCATGGCACTGTTGATCTGTGGAAGTATCCGGACGGCAAGAACAAACTCGAGACATCTCCCATCATGTACCGTGGTGGCGGTGAGGACGAGGCTGTCAAGGATGACGGAATCTATGACGAGAGCGATCACGAAGTCGGTGATGATGACGGTGACGAGGATGAAGAGACTTTGAGTGAGGAGGAAGTCGATGCCCTCATTCAGGAACTTCTCGAGTCTGACGAAGACGAGTGAATCTAGGGTAAAACACCGATAGTTCAGAGTGTTTCATGGACGGCGTCGTTCTACCTGGAGCTGGGGGCTTTATCAATGCCTCCAACTCCCAGTCAGGTCCCGGTCTCAAGAAGGAGAACAAAGAACGTCGGAAGTGGGGTGCTGGAGTCAATGAAGAAGGATTCATGACCATCGGAAAAACCGATCATAACGAGATGCGGCTCGCCAATCACAAGGAGCGCCGTGACAGTCGTGTCAATCTCATCAATCGTGACATGAATGAGTACGCCGACGGTGGTCAAGCGATGAGCGAGATCATGGGTCGCCGCTCTCTCCGTGCCGCCGAACATCGCGAATTGAAGTCGAAGGAATACACATTCTCCGAACAAGAGGATGAGTATCTCGCGATGGGCTCGTTCATGCCCGCATTTGAAGAGGGCTGCGCCTGTGGTTCCTGCGCCTCCTGTAATGACAAAAAGCGCAAAGACGCCGAGTATCGCGAGTGGAGCACAGAGAAGCGTAAAGAGCTCGCCAAAGGTGATGTAAAGGGCAAGTTCGCCGGTCCGGACCAGAGCTTCCCTATCTCCAATGCCACTGATGTGAAAGCCGCGTGGTCGTCCGTCGGTCGCGCGAAAAAACCACGTGCTGTGATGAAGCGTATCATCGCCATCGCCAAGGAAATGGGTCTGGAGTCGGCCCTGCCCGAGTCCGTGAAACAGCGTCTTGAAGAAGGTGGTTCGGGTCTGCCAGGCTGATGACTGCTTCATTGCTCATTGCCATCGCAGGTCCAGTTGCCGGCTTCATGCTCTCGGTGATTCTCTACCTCGGAAAGAGAAATCTCGATGAGATGACAAACACTCTCACCAGTGTGGAGAGCACCCTCACCGAACTTCGAGTTGAGATCCCCAAATCATATGTGACGAAGGAAGAACTCCTGACTCACATGCAAGCCGAAGAAAGCTGGCACGAAAACATCAACTCCCAACTCATTCAAATCCGAGAAGAAATGTCGTCCCTTCGGGACTGGAGTCACCACCGATGAATTTACACGACTACGACTTCGATCGCCTGCTCGGGCTTGGATACACCGAAAAGGCAACCGGTGACTTGAAAGACGCCTGCTGGAAGGGATATACTGCTGTAGGCACCAAGAAGAAAGGCGGACGCGAAGTTCCGAACTGTGTCCCCATCAAGAAATCCGAACATTCGGAAAGCGAGGACTTCCGCCAGATTCAGATGGGCGGGGATTTGCTGGTCGACGTTGAGTGTGACACCAACCTCCCACTTTCCACACCCGCCGAACTCCGTGAGGCCAAGATGCGGAAGCGGGTGGTCGCCGCTCAGAACAAGGCTCAGCGTCAGGAAGCACGTGAGCAGGCAAAACGGGCGAGGGACGCCAAGAGGGCGAGTCGCGCGGCAAAGAAAATGCAGCAAGGATTCGCCGAAGAGATGAAGCACAAGCCGCTCATCGCCGGACCCAGTGCTGGTTCGCCGAGTTTCGCTGAGGAAGACTGATGTTTGGGTCATTTCCTCCAGACTTGCTCTCGGAGTTCAAAGAAGCCTACGAAGAACGTCGTCACGCGATGGCCATCGGCTATCCCCAACAATCCTACACCGACAAAGAGGATTTGGCTTGCAACAAACCGAAGGCCGAGTCGCACAACGGCAAAAGCCATGTCGTTCGCGCCTGTGGTGAAGGTCTTCCCGAGGGTGGCAAACTGATCCGTTTCGGCCAAGCTGGTGCCTCCACAGCTGGCAAACCCAAAGAGGGCGAGTCAGATCGAATGAAAGCGAAGCGCGCTTCTTTCAAAGCCCGTCACGGTCGTAACATCGCTAAAGGTCCAAGTTCAGCCGCTTATTGGGCCGACAAGGTGAAGTGGTAACAATGAACACTTTCAACCTTCCTTCTGTCGACCACCTCATCGAAGGTGTTCACTATAACGTCATCGACTGGTCCTTCGCTGAGGGTCACGCACGTGATCGTGGCCTCGAGACCAACATGCCATCTAGAGGAATGCCCTCGACATTTGAGGAGGAGAAGGTCAGTTGGGTGATGAAGGACGGTAAACCGGTTTTGGCATCCGCGGTTAAAGACGAGGCGCCCGCAGCACCCAGCAAAGGGAAGAAAAATAAGCAACTTCCGAAGGGAGCGACCCAGTCAGGTGTCAGCCAATCCTCTCAAACAGCTCAAGTAAGGGGCACGGCGACAGCTTTCAACAAGCAGGCAAATAATGCTGGACGGCAGGCCCAGATGAGAAACCTGCAGAAAATTCAATCACAACGCGTCAATCCAGGGTAAAATAGTTCTAAAGTCCTCCGACAAATGCGTAAAGATTCGATTGCCGACGCCGCACTTAAGCAGGCGTACGAGCTGTATGAATTCAGCGAGCGTGGCTCCCACGGCACCGGCATCGAAGCCGAAGACGTGCCTGTTCTCTCCCCTCAGGTCAGCAAGCTGAAGAAGGAAGATGAGCCCTGGCAGCCTAACTCCGCCTTCTACGGCAACCAACCCCGTGGCAGCGGTCCCTCTTCGTTCAACTACGGCGAGGAGCAAGGCACTGGCGAGTACAACTCCCTGGAGGGAGAACTCACTCGTCTGATGTCGATGCAGGAGAATCTGGGTGGGCAACTCCGTCGTGCTCGCCAACTCGGCAACTTCCAAGACGAGCACCGCATCGTTAAGGAACGCAACGATGTGATGAAGGCCATCTCCGCCGTCGAGGCCAAGATGAGCGTTCTCGACAACGGCCGTTTCCGTCACGAAATGAATGACGGGATGATGTATGATTCCCAGAATCACCAGGACGAGGCAAATCCTTTCCGTGATTTTGTCGAGGCCATCGACGAGAACGACCAAAAAATCTCCCGTCTTGAGGCCATGCTTCAGGAGTTCGCCGAGGGCAAGAATCTGAAGTCCGCAGGTGGTGATGATAGCGCCGACCCCGGCCAGTCCTACTCCCCCGCAGACAACGAGGAAGCGGATGAGGAAGAGGATGAGGAGTCCCTCGACGAGGAGTGATGCTATACTGGGACTAGATCCTGGAAAGCGATGAAAGACGACAAGAAATACATCACCCTGATTGACACGTACAAGCAGAAGCGACTGCGTGATCCACGGGGTGCACAGAAATATCTCGAGGCCGCGATGAAGCTTCGCGAAGACGGCGAGGTGAGTGACGACGCCATGATTGGTGGTGCCTATCTCTGATCGGGGTAAAAGTGTAAAAAGCCCGTCTTCACGGGCCCGCACTCGCTCCTCAGCAACATGGCCGTCAGACTGACTCTCAAGCGTTCGAGCATTCCGAATAAGCGCCCAAACTCGGATATTTTGGATCCGGGCGAACTTGCTCTCAACACGAACGCTCTGACCCCCGGCCTCTTCTTCGAAGCGGACAACAACAGTGTTGTGAAGGTGGGACCGACATCGGTCGGCCTGGTCCCACCGACTCCCTTTCCCTCCCTCGGGGAAATGTTTTTTGATGAGGGCGACGGCACCCTGAAGATCGGTTCGATCGATCCTGCCACCGCCTCTCAAGTCTGGAAAGACATCGCGGCACCTTATCTTGGTGGCACAGACGGTCTCGTGGTGTTCGTGGCTCCCGAGTTTCCGAATGCTTCTGATGCCATCGAGAATGATGGTCAAGCCATCCCCTTCAAAACAATCAACCGAGCCGTGATCGAGGTCGCGAAGACCTCCATCGCCCAACTGAATGAGAGCGACGCGGCTCGCAATGCTCGCTACACGATCGTGGTGTCTCCAGGTGTGACCCCCGTCTACAACGGCCCGGGTCTCCCAATCGCTGTCGACAACAACGGCTCCAACGTCGCTGAGTTCAACGTCAACTTCGAAAAGGACGACGCGGACCTGCCGGTCCCTCTCGTCCTTCAACAGTTCAACCCTCTGACAGGTGGACTCCCACTCCCGCGCGGAACTTCCATCACGGGAATGGACCTGAGAAAGACTCAGCTTCGTCCCACCTACGTGCCGACCTACAAAGACCCGGTGACAAACACGGGCACAACTCAGCCTAAGTCGGCGATTCTCAAGTGGACCGGCAACTCGATCGTTCAACTTCTCTCTTTCCGAGATAAAGTCGCTGATATCACAGTCGCCGACTTTAGGACGGGACCGGCCGGAGAAGGTATCCTTGTGAGTTCACGTCCCCACTGTTTGGGGTTCAACGACAAAGTCTATTTCAAGTACGCTCCTGGCACAGATCAGCGGACACCGAGCGGTGGTTCTGCCACTGTGGAGAACTTCTACTACGCCTACCCGGTGGGTGTGAATGAGTTCTATCTTTCGTTCACAAACATGGTGACGAATGATCCGAACTTCGTCGAAAGATCTCAGCTTCCGGCAACTCCGCAGAATGTCGGGTATCTAGCGACATGCGCTTGGGATATCTACTCGCATAATCGCCTGACATCCCTGTATCCTGCCACGAAGGCCGAACTCGACGTCTTCTACCAAAAGGTCCAGTTGGCTTTCCCCAAGACCTTCTCCGGAAAGGCGAATCAGGCCGAAGTGATCAATCCTGGCGAGACTGAGATCGTCGCGCCAGTGAAGACCGGAGTTGGTGAGTCGATTCTTGCGAACACCACAGAAAACTCCTCGCCTTACTGCTACAACGTCAGTCTTCGTTCCAACTATGGTCTCTGTGGAGTCGAGCAAGACGGCGCATTGGTGACCGGATTCCGCTCAGCGATCCTAACTCAATTCACGGCAACTTCGCTTCAGAACGACCCGGGAGCTTATGAGATCTATACCACAGTCCAAGACCCCATCAATCTGAAACAGCTGACTGGGTGGTATCCCCTCGGCTATGCTGCATGGGCCGCCCTTCCCGCTGCTGTCCGTCCCGCTGCACCAAGTCTCGTCCCCAAGGCAGCTCAGATGGAGCTGCTCAACAAGACTGATATTGTCAACATTCGGTACTACTACGCCGATTACAAGAATGCGGACGGTTTGTCGTACGGCATTACTGACCCAGAGACAGACTTTAGGCACTTCTCCATCAAGTCCTCTAACAACGCCTACATTCAAGCGGATTCGTGTTGGACTATTGGTGTAGCCGTGGGCTACTGGGCGGCGGGCGGTGGAAAGATGACGATCACCAACTCGGCATCCAACTTCACCAATGTCGCCCTCTACTCTGACGGGTTTAGTGGCATTGGCACCTCTTCAATTGGAACAGTTGATTCTGGAGATGCCGGATTCCTGGTGACAGGAATTCGTATGCCGCAGAATTTGAAACCCGCTGACGCCACCAATGTCACTCTATACTCATTAGGGCCTAACATCCTCTCGGTCAAGAATGTTAGCAATGACCTTCAAGAGATCGTGATCGGCCCCGGATTCACTCCCGCTTCTATTCAACCCTACTCTCTCGCCCCTTCCACGCGTCTCTACTCTAACGATCTGTCAAATCTCTACTCGGCATCTTTCATTGACGACGGTCTCCCAACTGTGATTGTGCAGGATGATGGCAGTTGCACTTTGCGGATGCGGCGTGTCGACTCCAGTTTTCCAGTGGGCACGATTACGGTTAATAAAGACCTGGAAAATTGGTCTCCGCCGTACATCCGCCGTTGGAAAGATCCTCGCAATATCGCCGACTCTTCATACGAGCTCATTCTACAAAACACCACTCCCAGCCACAGGGATCCCGCTGTTGGTGCCGTTCTGCGTCTCAATCAGGATAGCCAATCAGCGAACGCCGTGTTGCGCCCGGGCGTGCAGTTTGACCCCGCTCAAAGCGGTGGGTGGGGCCGACTTTTCCGAGTCGCCTTCTCCGAGTTGGGATACATTGGCGACTCACCCCAGCTGAATGAAGTCCTCATTAACAGGGGGACAGACAGCACATACTACGTGGGTCTGTCGCTTGGAGACACGGGTCGGCCGTGGCAACAAGACAGAAACACGACTCACGGTGGTTATTCCACATATGAGGAGCGTAACTGGTACGCTGCCGCCAATGACATGTGGGACTTGGTGTATTTCAGTGATGAACTCAAGCCAGTCACTCAAATTAAAATTGCGCCCGGACAATTCAATTCCGCGTGGGCCATTTCAGCCACATCTGAGATTCTCGCTCCGGTAAAAACGACATATCAAGGTCAGTATGCCGCCGATCCCCTTGTGGAGGACTACGAAGACGGTTATTACTTCCGCGGTGATAGTCCGCTGACTGTTAATTATCCGTTCGAACTTCTTTACAATGAGGATGACGGGTCTCCAACTCTGGGTCTCCTTGACTACAAAGTTCCCACAGGAGTTGACACCACGTCCCCCGATGAGATTACTCCGCTTCAGACTGTCATTCCAGTTGTTTCGGTCGAGGACTTCCCCAATCCATCCACCACATTTTCTGTCGTCTCCCTAACAGATCCAGCAAACACTAAGAGAATCGAGTATTGTCAGCTTCTCGCCGTCGACACTGACAATAACATCATCACCGTCTTAAGGGGATTTTACGGAACTGAGCAGACTGCCGATTTCCCGGTTGACACTATTGTCACATTGCAGAGTCCACAATCATTTGTGAATCCCGCAAAATACGACAAAGACTGGAGCCCCTCCAAGTCTGCTATGATCCGGTTCCTCGAAATCATGGGCTACAGTCCTGCATTCATCACTCGTTTGCTGAGTCCCAGGATTGAGTCGTATCGAAATCAGCCTATCGCCACCTTAATCGAGAAGCCCGAAAATGGCTACGCGTTAGCAACGGGCGCTTGGCCGGTTGCTTTTGCCAGTCCTTCACGAATCAATGCGCTGTCGCATAGTTTCCACAGCGCTGGTCGCCTCCTCTATTCGAAGGGTCTTCCCGCTTATCTCAAAAATGAGATTCCAACCAAGCAGTATTACGATTACCTGTCGTCTGAAGCTTGGGGTGGTTCACTCCTACTGACCGGTGCTGATGAGAAAGGCGATCTTCCGACATCTGGTGATTTCACTCAAACGGGCACAGGCCGTCCATATGGCGCTTACACCTCCGATATCACTGACTTCACTCGTCAAGATGCTGGCGGTATAAATGGTGGTGGTGGTGGTAGTGGAGGCGGAGGGGTCTCCGCAGTGTTTACTGGTGAAGGTTTGGCGGGTGGACCGATCTTCAATCAGGGTGTCATCTCCCTCGTTCCTCCTGACGCAGATTTTATTGGAGGCGTCAAAGCCGGAGAGAACGTCTTTATTGATGATGATGGGACGATTAGCGTCAACGCCGGAAAAGCGGTTGGTACCGTCTCCTCTATTGTTTTCGGTGGCGGTCTCAATGGTGGCACCATCACAACCACTGGGAACGTAAGTGTTGACACCGGAGTTGGACTGCAAATCAACTCAACGACGAACGAACTTGATTTAGTCCCTCCAACAAGTTCAAATATTGGCGGTATCAGACCCGGCACAGGCTTAGCATCCACAAACTCTGGAGTTCTTAATCTACAGCCCCCTAGCACTGGAGGACAAATCGGTGGTGTCAAGCAAGGAGCTGGCATCAACATCGCTCCCGATGGAACGCTCAGCATTGGGGTCTCGTTTATTCAGATTCTTGACAGTCTGACTCCAAAATTTGATGGTGCCCAGACACAATTCACTTTGACAGTTAATGGGGTGCCGGCTAGTCCCAAAGCCTCCCAATACGTGTTAGTCACTGTTGGCGGCATCGTTCAGGCGGCAAACATCGCTTACACGATTAACGGGACAACTATAACCTTCACCTCGGCTCCACCTGCCACAACTTCCTTCTATGGCATTCTGTTCCTGGCTGCCTAACTTCGGGGTAAAAGTCTCGTAAGAAAACGTAGAATTAGCAACTGAGTTTACTCCATGTCTGTATCTGCAACACAGATCCAATTACTTCGGTCCTCAATTGGTGGTTTTCGCCCTGACCCCGCTCAGTTGCTTGACGGTCAACCGGCGATCAATACGAATTCGCAGGAACCGGGTCTTTTCTTCCGCACCTCAAACGGAACTTTAGCTAAAATCGGACCAGCGACGGTCTCGGTAAATCCGCCTAACCAAACCCCAGCCGGTTCACCTGGAAACAGCCCAGGAGAACTTTGGTTCAGTGTCAATGACCAAACTTTGAAAGTTTGGACTGGAGCGGCTTGGGTTGATTGCGACCCCTCTGAAATTGGTTTCTCCAAAGTCATTATCCAACCTACGGCCCCAGATACTGAGATCTATCCGAATGGAACACTGTGGTGGAACGACTTCAACGGGGAGATGTACGTCCTCTATGAGGACCCCAATGGTCGTCAGTGGGTGCAGGTCGGAGCAGGTGGCTCCGGCGGTGGCGGAAATGGTGTGGTCATTTCGGACTCCCAACCCGACCCCGTTGTCACACCTACGGGAACGCTGTGGTGGAATGACGACACGGGCTCTCTGTTCGTTCTCTACAATGACGGGGGTCCCACGAAACTGTGGGTGCAAATCGCTGGTGCCGGCGCGATCAATGCTGGTCAAGGCGGTAGTGTAACCGTTGTCAGCGCTGGAACGGGTCTCACAACTCTGAACGGCGAACCGATCACAACGATCGGAACACTTCTCCTCAAGCCTGCCACCACCACTGAGATCGGTGGAGTCAAGCCCGGAATCGGTGTCACCATCGATCCCGATGGAACGATCAATCTTGCGGGCGCTGGTTCGGGCACGGTGACAGAAATCAACACCGGTCCGGGCATCACAGGCGGCCCGATCACCACAACCGGAACCATCGGCCTCGCCTCAGCCACAGCATCTCAGATCGGTGGCGTCAAGCCCGGTGCCGGACTTGGCGTGACGGGCGACGGCACAGTCTTCGCGGAACCGGCCACTACGTCGTCCATTGGCTCAGTCGTTGTTGGAGAAGGACTTCTAGTTAATAGCGGTGGTGTGCTGTCCGTCTCCCCAGTCCCGCCTGGATTCATCCCCGCAGGAACAGTCCAGTGGTTCGCTGGTTCAACTCCTCCAACTGGCTGGCTTTTCTGCAACGGCGCTACTCTTTCTATAGCCGCGTACCCGTCACTTTATGCGGTCGTTGGCCGAACCTACAGCGCCCCCGACACGCCCTCAAACCAGTTCAAAATTCCTGAATTACGGGGTGAGTTCATCCGAGGCTGGGACAATCGCACCTCAGGCGGTGTAGACAACGGGCGAGTTTTCGGTTCGTACCAAGGCAGTGCATTCGCGCAACACAAGCACGACTTCCTCGACATCGATGGCAACGTGATGCAGTCGACTTTTGTAAATCTTTACGACACCAATGGTATTGGCCAGGGTTCGTCCAGAGGCGGTTTGACCTTCATCGGCGGCTACATCTACGGTGGCAAACCGTACACCTCCACAAATGGCGGCGCTGAAGAGACCCGCCCGACTAACCTCGCACTGCTTCCAATCATTAAGACCTGATCATGCTTCCAGATATCGTCTCTGCTGCGTACGTCTTCAGTACGAATCAATCCGCCGTTCAGGTCACCTACTCTGACGCGACGACCGCGATCGTCTATCCCAACCAGTTCGAAAATCCCCGCACTCAACAACTCGACGCGTGGGTGCGAGGTGGTGGCCAAATTTCCCCCTTCGTTCCGACACCGACACCGCTTCCGGGCCCCCCGTCTTTTATCTCGTTGGCGATGGGTGCCAACCAGACCGGAGTCGGCTACAATATCGCACTCAGCGAGTGGGTTTCTCTGACAGCGTTCAATCTCGAGACTGACGGAACTTCCGTTGATTTGGTTGCCGGCCGCACCTACGAAATCAGTCTCGTCATTGTTGCTGAGGACTACTCTGGAATTGGTGGTGAGGTATTCGGTGTAGTTAATACGAGCACCGGAGAGCCTGTTTACAGCGACAATGCGGGTTCTATTGTCGTCGTCCCCTATAGTGCTGGTGGAGATTTCTCCGGTACGCCCACCAGCACCTTTCTCTACACTCCGACGAGCAATATTTCCGTCAGTGTGCGTGGCCTGAGCAACACCGGTGAGTCTGTGACGGTTGTCGAGGGTTTCTCCACCTTCACTATCACCGAGCTCGTTAACGAAACGGTCTACGCCGAAAAAGTTGGTCCTCGTGGGCCCGCCGGTCCTCAAGGACCTTTAGGTCCCACAGGCCCAGTCGGTCCCCAGGGGACACAAGGAGCCACCGGTATTCAAGGGCCACAGGGTGTCGCCGGACCAACAGGCGCCCAAGGTGCGCCCGGCCCCGGTTTTGACTTCCTCGGCACAGTTGCCCTAGTCACCGACCTTCCTACGCCTTCCACTCAGGGTGCGGCTTACACTGTAACAGAAACAAACACGCTGTGGATTTACGACGGCACCGCGTGGAATGATGCGGGCGTCATTCAAGGACCGCAAGGTGTGACCGGAGCTCAAGGTCCCACCGGTGCAACTGGCCCCGCCGGTCCACAGGGAGTGGCTGGCCCCGCGGGGCCTACTGGGGCCACGGGATCT